ATGCACCAGCCACAAATTATTATTAAACGGCGTACAACAGACCTTGCACTTCGCATCCGCCGCAGCCCGGATATGCACGGATACGCCCCTAAGGTGGTTGCCGTCATCAATGCCCGGCACGGGGAGGGGGCAGTAACAAATACCCTGGTTTACAACGTGGTTCACGGCCACATCAAAAATCACCCGTTAGCTCCGGAGATTAAAACGGAGGTCGAAACCCTGCTCGACAAGACCGAAGAGGTTGACGCCTGACCCCACCTAATCAACTCCCTGCCGTGAACTTCACTGGAATCTGGATACCCGTCGAAATTTTGGCCGTGGACGAGTTTTCGCCCGCCGAACAAATCCTGCTGGCGCAAATCAAAGCCCTGTCGAAAGACCGGGAATGTGAGGCCACGAACGAAGAACTTGCGGCATGGACGCGGCTTTCTCCGAATTACATTTCGGCAACCCTGGCAAAGCTGAAAAAGGCGGGATACCTCAGCGTTGAAGTGAATCAAAGGTGGGAGCGGAAGCGGCGTATAAGCTATACCGAAATTCTTTATAGCCTCTTACGAAATTCGTTAGAGCTATACAGAAATTCGTTACAGGCTCTAACGAAAAACGTTACAGGCTCTAACGAAATCCATAACAGCCTCCAACGAAATTCTTTAGAGGCTCTAACGAATTTCGTTACCCCTCTTTATAAGGAAGAAAGCAAAGAAGAAAACAAAGTAGAAAGCAAAACAGAAAACACAGCGGCTAACGCCGCTTCGCGCGAGGAACATCCGTTCGGGGGGCAAACCGCCGAAGGGTTCCAAAATTCAGTTGAAGCGGGGCACACCCAACAAACCGCCCCAACCGAAAAAAAGAAAACCGCCGCGCGCGCGAAGCCCGACGCCGCCCCCCCAAAAACCGCTTACCGCGAACGGGTCACGCTGACGGAGGCCGAACACCAGAAACTTTTCGAGCAGTACGGTGAAGAGTTCCGGGAACGGTGCTACGACAAACTGGACGCCTACAAGGGTTCGACGGGCAAAACCTACAAATCGGACTACCTGACGATTCTCAACTGGGTAGCCCAGGAAGTCGCCAAGACCCTTAAAGCCGCCCCCGGTCAAAAGAAGCCCGCCCCCGTCGTCCCCGCCTACGACCCCAACCAGCCCGTCTGGACGCCCGACGGCGATTTGTGGGGCGAATACAGCGAATCCTACAAACAGGAATTGCGGGAGCAGTGGAGGAGGTTTCCGCACATGATGCCGATTCACCTGAGAACCCCCGCAACCGCCTGACGCCATGCAAAGCCCCGCGATGCCCTACGGAAAATTTCAGGGCGTTCCCTTGTCGGAACTGCCCCTGATGTACCTGCTGCACGAACTCAGCCACCAGCCCGAACCGTCGGATTTGTGCCTTCGCCTGAAACTCGAAATCTGCTACCAGGTCGGTGTTGATACCCTCGAACTGGAAAAGCCCAACCACCCGCACCACCCCGCCGACATTCGTTTGATGCTCTCGCCGTTTCAACCCGCTGCCCAATGAACCCCACCGTTACCGTATTTGCCCGCTACAGCGAAACCAAAACGCCGTACTGCGTGCCGGTTCAGAAAATCCTTGACCGCATCAAAACGGGCCGGGTTGCCGCCAAAGTGCGGGCTGTGCAGACGGAAGCCGACCGGGACAAAAAACGCAAACTGAAAGCCGAACTCCCCTGCATCCTGTTTTCGGGCGTGTTCCTCCAGCGGGCCGACAACGCCCTCAGCCAGCACAGCGGGCTAATCTGCCTCGACTTTGACCACCTCCCCAATGCCTACGCCTTCCGGGATTCGATGAAGGAAAAGCCGTTCGTGTACGCGGCGTTTCTTTCCCCGACCCATACCGGCGTGAAGGTGCTGGTTCGGGTGCCGCCCGTGGCCTCCCAGCACCGGGGGCACTTCGCCGCCCTGCGCAAACGGTTCCCGTCCTGTGACGCCTCCGGGGTGAACGAAAGCCGGATTTGCTACGAAAGCCACGATCCGGATATTTACATTAACCCGGAGGCGGAGGAATTCACGGACTACGAAGCCCCGCAGGAAGCCCCGCCGCCGCCGCGCCCGCTTTCGCCTTCGGGTGCGGTTCGGGCCGATTACGCCAAACTCAACATCTGCGCGGCCATGATCCGCGCCGCCGTGGACGGCGAGAAACACCACGTCCTGCTGAAGGCCGCGCGTTTGGCCGGGGGCTACATCGCGAGCGGGTACTTCGATGAGGCGGCGGCGGTGCTGGCCCTGGAGGCTGAAATCCTGGGCAAGCCGGGCGTTGACGATTCGGAAGCCGCCCGCAAGACCATCCGCGACGGCATTGCCTACGGCAAACAAAAACCGCTCTACGAACACGAAACCACGCCCGCCCCGAAAACGACGGCCCAGCACGGGTTTGTGTTCGTCAGCGACGTGTTCCCCCGGATGCTTGACGGTTTCCGTCACGGCAAGGCCAAAGGCGAAAGCACGTACTTCAACAGCCTTAACCCGCATTTCACCTGGAAGGCCGGGGACTTCACTTTGTTTTCGGGTCGTCCGAATTCGGGCAAATCCGAATTCGTCTATCAGTTGATGCTGGCAAAGGCGGCTTTCGACGGGTGGAAGTGGGCCGTATTCACTCCCGAAAACTTCCCGGCGGATGAATTCTACGATACGCTCATTCACGCCCTGGTTGGCAAGGCCGTTGAGCAGCGGTTCTCCAACGTGATGACGGAAGCCGAGTACACCGCCGCCGCGCAGTTCATCCAAGACCATTTCTTTTTCCTCTACCCCGATACCAAGCACACGGTGGAGGAAATCGAGCGCAATTTCGAGTACGCCATTCGGGAATTCGGGTGTAAGGGCGTGCTGGTTGACCCCTTCAACCAACTCAGTCGTCAGTTCACCGAACGCGACGACCAATTCCTTGACGGGTTCCTTTCCGACCGCAAGCGGTTTGCCCTTACGCACAACATCTGCTACACGATGACGGCGCACCCGCGCGGGATGCGCAAAAACAAGGACGGGGAATACGAGGAGGTTGATTTTTACGATTTGTCGGGCGGGGCCATGTGGGGCAACAAGATTGATAATTTTCTGGTCGTTCACCGCCCGTTTCAGTCGTCCGACCCTAAAAACGCGGTGGTTGAAATCATCGTCCGAAAAATCAAAAAGCAAAAACTTGTCGGCGTTCCGGGCCGCGTCACCTGGTCTTTCGACCGGGCAACGAACCGCTTCAAAGAACCGGTTTACGGTTCGCCTTTCGAGAAATGGAACCCCGCCGAACACCAACCGCCCCCGAAGGAAGAAGAGCCCGCCGCCCCCGAAACCAGCATCTTCGACTGGAGCCGCACCTTTCCCGAAACCGACGTTCCCTTCTAAACCTCCACTCCCCATGCCCGAAGCCCAACACAACACCCCCGCACCCCTGCCGCCCGGTTAGTGCGGCGGGTGTTGGAAGCTGCTCAACCTGACTAACCCCATGACCACCCGCCCCGAACTCCCCGGCCTGGAACAAGCCTACACGGGCTTGATTGAATCCGCCGAATCCATGGCCCAGACCTACCGATTCTTCGCCCGCCTGTGCCGGGTGCTGTGCCTCAAACGCCGGGCGGAACGCTACCAATCGGAGGCGGAAGCCTGGGAAGGGGAGGCGGCCAAATACGCCAAGGAACTGGCCGGGTGCCTGAAACGAATCAAACCATGACCAACCCCGAAAAATCCACCCTCCTGCGCCGCTTGAACCTGGCCGCCCTGGGCAACAACGCCCCGGAAATCCAGCGAAAGAAGACCGCCATTTTGGCGAAGGCCAAAATCCCCTACGGCACGTTCACCGTGCTCATGGCCCGTCAATCGAATTGGGAGTTGTGCCCGCCGCACCACTGGGAGAATTTGAAAACGGAACTCGAAAAACTCGAATCGAAATGAAAGCCCTCGCCTTCCTCGCCTTGTCGATTGCCCTCTACTGGATTTCCCGGCCCCCGAAGGACGACGGGCGGCGGGGGTTGGGGGTCTGACTTAAAACCGACGTGACCCATGAAAAAGCTGAAGCATGAATTAGAACGCGAGTTCGGCGTTCCGGTCTACTCGAAATGGGATCAGGTGCCTAAGTCCCTCGACACCCGCACGGGATTCAAGCAATTGGGCGTGAAAATCCCGAAGGATGCCAAGCCCGACGCGATCAAGAACTCCTACCCGTCGAATTACTTCTTTTTGTTCAGGAAGGCCAAGTATTTACCGCAACCCCAAAACCACCCCGACCATGAAATAGCAACGTAGTGTTTAGCCCGGTCCCACCGTGGGTTTTAAGCCTGCCGCGTGGGTTTTGGCAAAAGCGACCGGGAGGGGTCGCGCCGGGCGGATAGCCGCCAACTCCGCGCTTTGCGTGCCACTTTCAGTCTACACCGAAAATCGTTGTAAACCGTTAGCGGCGGGTAGTTTCGAGCAACACAGCGAAGCGCGGGACGGGAGTACACCCTATTCGAGGCAGGGGGCGGCACTGATGAAGGGACTGGAAAAGAACAACCGGCTGACCAAACTGGATTTGGCGGCGTAAACCAAAAACAAAAGCATGGCTGAAAAATCAAACTCTACGTCGGGCGGCATCGGGTTCTTCGGAATCCTGTTCCTTGTGTTCCTTGTTTTCAAACTTGCCGGAATCGGCATTGTCGCCGATTGGTCGTGGTGGTGGGTAACAGCCCCGCTGTGGGGGCCATTTCTGTTCGCCCTCGCACTTATTGCCATCGCGGTAACCGGGCAATACCGGAAAGCGAAGGAAAGCGAAAAGCGGCTGAATGAATTGATTGGCAGAAGCCAGACAGGCCCCGCCAAAAGCAAGTTCAGCGAGTACCTCGAAAAGTCGTTGGCGGAAGCCGAACGGAACCGCAACAAACACTAACCCATGCCCTACCCCTCACCCTCTACGCCCTCATCGCCCTTTTCGTCTGGGGCCTGTTGGTCTGGGCCAAAACCCCGGACAAGCCCGGCGAAAAGGTGCTGCTCGGGCTGCTTTGGCTTCCGATTCTGGTGGTGCTGTGGTGGGTGGGGAGGGGAAATAAAGCAAAGCCATGAACAAGACCCGCGAAGATTTCGCCGAGGAACGCATTCAGCACCTCATGGACGAACTCAAGAAAAAGGACGACAAAATCACCGCCTTGAAAACGGTGATGGTTGCCGCCGCCGAAGAACTCAAAGAGCACTGGGACGCCCATTGCGACGATGAAGGGTACGGCCCGATCAGCCTGCTTCGACGATTGGAGGAGGGCTTGGGTAGCCTGTACGCGGGCTACACGGCGGGCGCGTTCCTGCTCCTGCAAACTGAAAACAAGGCACTTCGTGAAATGCTAAACCACCGACAAAATGCCGCACCGCAAAAGCAAGATTCAGCCGGATTGGAAGCTCGTTGAGTTCCGTTCGATTTTCGAGCACACCGTTCAACGCGGCTACCTGACCCCTTCGGGGGAAATCAGAGACACGGAACCGACGGGCTTTCCCCCGGCGCGGCTTCGGCTGGCAGACAAAAACGAGGTCGCGGAAATCATTCGATACCTGACAGATTGACACGAAAACCATGACCGACCTACCCACAACCTACCAGCCGCCCGCGCCGTACGCCCCCTACGGCAAACGAACGGGCCGCATCAACGCCAAACCCCGCAACCGGGAACACAAGCTACAAGTCGCCTGCGTCCGGTGGTTTCGGGCGCAATGGCCGAAATACCTTTTGTTCAGCGTCCCCAACGGCGGGCGTAGGGATGCCATCACGGGGGCGTATTTACGCGATGAGGGCCAGACTCCGGGCATACCGGATTTAATGCTTGCCGTGCCATCCGGCGGCTACCACGGGGCTTTTTTCGAGATGAAAACCGACACGGGTAGTTTGTCACCGGTTCAACGCGAACGAATCGCCTACCTTCAATCCCACGGCTACAAGTGCGCCGTGTGCCGGTCGGTGGAGGCGTTTATTGAGGAGGTGAATGGGTATTTGAATCCTGAGCAATGACACCAGAACAAGAGTCCAAACTATCTGAGTTATGCCAATCCGTTAAAATGCACCACGATTACTGGTTTGTTGCCGACACTGGCAGCGACCGGGAAAGGGATTGGCTTTTGGGCATGAAAGCGGTTTGTCAGCAAATCGTTGCCCTGATTGACACGGTGCCCGATTCTGACCCCACCCCATGACCCACCCACCCAAACCCCTGAACCCCCAATGGAACGCCTGCCCGGTGTGCGGGTGGACGAAGTGTGGGGAGTGCGAAAGGAAGAGGAAACTCATCACCAACGCCGTGCGCTATGTTCAGGCCAATGCCCTAACCGACCCCACCACCACAAACGGCGTGGAAAGTGTGAGTCCGGCGTATTAATCAATTAAGACCATGAGAATTACACTTTTTGATGTAAAAACCCAGAAAACTATCGCCGAGTTGCGAGGTATTTTGCCTGGTTCAATTCACAACGGCGACCTTCTTCTTCTTAATTCTGCTTCCCATCCGTATCGCGTTGTTGGCCGTGCAATTAATGCAGAAGATGGAAAGCAGGAACTTTGTGTCTTCGTCGAAAAACCAAAGCGAAAAGGGTTTTTAGAGGCTTTGTTTGGCTAAACAACCCGCCAAGCCGTGGCCATGCCCGAATAGAAAGGCCGACACGCCCGATTAACGACAATATCGGTTCCATGCCGATAGGTTAGAGGTTATAAGTTGGCAGAAACCCCGCCTGTTTTGCGGGCGGGTGTTTCTTTTCCATATTCGGGCCGCACTTTATAACCTCAGCCCATGAACCCCCAACCCGTCCGCTTTGCGGCCTACATTCGCGATGAAGCACACTTGGCCGATGAACTACACGCCAAACTCAGTAGGGCGATTGAACGCGAACGGAGCCTTTCGGAGGTTGCCCGGAAGATGAAAGTCAGTCGTCAGCATCTGGTGAAAGTCACCTACCGCAAGGCCGGGTTTTCGCTGGGGATGGCTTTTGCTTTGGTTCGGGCCTACCCCGATGCGTGACGCGCGTTGATGACAGAGCGTCAGGATTTGCGTAAGTCGTTGAAACCCGTTAAATTAACGCCATGATCGACCCGAAGGAATTGAGACTCGGCAACCTGCTTCAATCCCAATCCGCCGAAAACCCCCGGATTCAGGAAGTAACCGGCATCTGGCGTTGTGGGCCGAATTCAGCGCCCGCCATTGAATGCGATTGCAACGCTACGTTTGAGCCCGAATTTCTCGACCCCATCCCCCTGACCCCGGAAATTGTCCTGGCGGCGGGGTTCGTCTTTGACGAAAAACAAGGGGTTTTTGTCAAAGAATATGGGTATCAGGGCGGGGTGAAACTGGTTGATTTTCGTTCCGGCCCAGGCGCGTTTTGCGCTTACTTGCAACCGGCTTTCGTTACGAAAACCGTCTTAACTACTCAGTTATTCTTCGTGCATCAATTACAGAACTGGTTTTTCGCCGTGAGCGAAGGGCTTGAACTGGAAACTAGTCTTTGAACATGGAAACCAAAACCTTCAAACGGTTCCTGCTTTTTGGATTTCCCGAATACTACCCTTCGGGCGGGCTTGGTGACGTTGACGGGGAATTTGACGATTTAAACGATGCGATCGCGGCGGCGGTGGATAGTTTCCGGGAATACCGCTACGTTTTCGATTGCCAAACCCGGCAAATCGTTTGGGATTGGGAGGATGTACAGAAAAACAGGTCTGAAGCATGACACCCGAAGAACTCCGTACCCAAGCCCTCACCGCCCGTAGCCCGGAAACGGCGATTCTTTTCGACGGATCGCGCGAAAGCCTTGAAGTGTTGCTTTTGCTTGGCGCGACCGGATTCAGTCACGAAGTAACCACCGATTTCCCGCCCCGCCACACGTTCAAAATAACCGTTAATGGCGATACGGTGCAGATTTGGCCGGGGCAATGGTTTTACCGTGAAGGCAGCTACCTTGTTTTCTTTTGGGGAACGCAGCAACCCCCGCACGAAATGCGGATTTTCGTAGGACACTAAAGCCATGACCCGCCAAGAATTCACCGAGAAACACGGCATGACGCCGGAGGAAGCGATTTGCCAGAGCGCGGAACTACTGAGCCGGGCCGTGGATGCTATCGGTGCGGCGCTGGTGCGGAACTGTGAAGCGGTTGCGCGGGCGGTGGAACAGGCCGGGCCGGAGGTGGTTCGGGTGCTGGGGGAACGGATGAATCAAAACGAAGCCCATGAAACTCGATAACCTTTCCCCTGCTGACCTTTGGGCGCTTCGGGAATTTGTTGAACAAGAAGTCCAACAGGTGCTGCGCCCTTCGTCATCCCCGCAACGCGAGCAAAGGTACGCCGACCTGTCCCGGCTTTCTAGTATGATTCGCAAACGAATGGGGCAAATAGTCGATGAATTGATTGCAGAACCCGGAGACACAACCGCCCGGTTCTTGGGTCAGGTTGCCGAAGTGAGTGCCACATTGAACGCTCCGCCCCCGCCGCCCGAACCGCCCGCTGACCGTGTAATCCGGGAAGGGAAAGACCCGTTCCCGGATTCAAGGGAAATTGATAGTATGCACTAAGCCATGCTGACCCATGAAACGCGAAAACATCAAAGAAGCCGAACGGCTTGACCGGTTTATCACCCAACTTGAACGCGAGATTGCGGCGATTGAGAGCGGCGGGCATGAGGTGAGGTCCCGCTATGGCGACAACATCAGCATGGACGAAGCAACGCGGGCGAAGGTGTTGGAGGTTGTGACGGAAGGGCTTCGCCGGCGGAAGGCGGAGTACGAAAACCAATTGGAAGCGCTTTAGCCCATGACCTACCCTGACCAACTGGAAGCAATCTACCAATACCACAACGCGATGACGGATTCCGAACCGTGTTCGCGCCTTGCCTTTTTGGGCGGCGTGGTGTTCGGCTTCACGACGTACGACGAAGAAATGGACGAGCATTTGGCAGGCAAGATGCTGGAGGTCGTGCGGTGCATTCTCGACGGAACCACTTTCCAATACATCGAACAGCGGGAGCAATACGTGAACTTCCTTTTGATGGTCAACGCGCCTTTTCTCTCGAAGGCGATTGATTGGGGAACGAGCATTCGCGGGGCCTTCTTTGTGGCGTTTGGTGATACGGAGGTGTATCGATTCAGGATTAGTGGGTATTGGGATGAGGGCGCAAAGGATTGCGAAGAAGTGACACTGACAGTAACCGAAGGACAGGTTCCCGCCTTTATGGAGGCGCTGTTGGAATGGACGAAACGCGAACCGGAATAGCCATGCCCTACCTCGAACGCATCAAGGGGCCGAAGTACCCGAAGGCAAAGGAAACCGCCAGCCGGGGTAAGACGCCGGAGGAAGTCAAGTATTACGGTTCGGGGTACTGGAAGAGGCGAAGCGAGGCCGTCCGTGTGCGGGATAAGCGCCGGTGTCAGGAATGCCTACGCAATGGCGACCCGACCGTGTACGGAATCAACGTGGATCACAAAATACCCCGAAGGCAAGGCGGCACGGACGACGACGAGAACCTGGAGTGCCTCTGCGATACCTGCCATGCGCGTAAATCCAGAAGAGAGCGAACCACCCAAAACCGGTAAAACAATGGCCGCACTAACCCCACCCCGAAAGGACGTTGAAATTAAAATACCATCGGTTGTTCAGGCGGCGGACGGGAGTATTGTTCTGAAGGCGGCGGGTAAGCGGCTGCGTGTGTTGCACGACGGCGGCGTTGCGTGGAGGGCTGATGAAGGAGACCATTTCCTGACGCTTACCCTGCGCGTGTTTATGGAGACAGAACCGGCACCCCAGGGGGAGGGGTAAGCTCTGAGCCTCGACCCCTTGTCTACCGCTGACCCACCCAAGAAAAATCCCATCCTCATCAGACCCCCATACCCCCGTTGGATTTCCTGACCGTTTCCTTCGACCCCAACCTCTTCAAGGCCACCAGCCAAAACCCGCTGCGTAGCTTTGAAAATGAATCCTGGTTCATCAAGCCGCCGCACGTGCCGGATTACGATGAACACGAACTGTTTTACGAGAAAGCAGCGGCAATGGCAAGGGGCATCCAGATTCAGCCGGGACACGCCTCGTATCACTACCTGAGCGGGAACTTTGAGTTTGGCGATTTCATCGAGGCATTGTTCGTTGAACACAACTACCACACGGGGCGGCTGTTGATTTCAACGCTTTCGATGAGCCAGAACAACGTGGACAGTTTGGCGAGTCTGTTGAACGGCGGGTTTGTGGATAATTTGGATTTGGTGATTTCGGCCTACCAGTTCGCCCACGAACGGCACGGGTTAATTCCGTACATTTACGAAACCCTGGGGGCCGAAAGCGGGCGGTTTCAACTCGCGGTCGCCGCCTCTCACTGCAAACTGTGTTTGTTTACTACTGACGAAGGGCTGAACATCGGCATACGCGGCTCGGCCAACCTGCGTTCGTCGGCCTGCATCGAACATTTCTTCATTCACGAGAGCAAGGAATTGAACCAAGCCGACGAAGCCACCCAAAACCGGATCATTGAACGCTTTAAGACAATAAAGAAGCCCCTTCGCCGCAACACCGCATGGCGGGCGGCAACAGGTCAATCTGATTCAGTTTCACCCTAAACAATCAACTCGCTATGGCATCAGGTTCAAACGGTTCGGGCAAAGCCCAAAACATCAAAAATTGGAAAAAGAAAGGCGGATCATCGGCCAGCAAGCGCAAGCCCAAGCGAAAAGAAGAAGAATACAAACCCGCTGACGTGCCGTTCTGACGATCGCCTTAAACCTTAACTCCCCATGACCCCCGCCGAACGCGTTCAGCTTTTAGAGGAAATGGTTTTAACGGGCCTTTCGGACGTTGAAATCATCAAGAACTTCCGCGAGAACGAAGAATGCGCCTGGGATGCTGACGACGAAGAAATTCAACTCAGCATCAATTTGGCACGCGACCGCATCGCCGACACGCCCAACGCGGAGGCCCACTTCCTGAAAAAGAAACTGCTATTGGAAAAAGACTGGAAAGGGGCCGCTCAGGTCAAGTTCAAGCCGACCGGCGCACGGGTGGGGCTGTATCTGGGATTTTCAACCGCTCACCTGTTGGGTTATGCCAGCGAACACCGTACCGACGGCGATTAAGCAACTCAAGGGCACCGAACGACCCAGCCGGGCCAAAGCCGAGATTCAGCCCGCGATTTTGGCCGAAGTGCCCGACCCGCCCGCTCAACTGGGTGAAAACGGGCAAAAAGTTTGGATCGCCAACGGCCAATGGTTGCTTGAGCGCGGGATGCTTGCCGCCACCGACCTTTTTGCCCTGCATCGCTACTGCCGTGCCGTCGAAGATTATTTGTTTTTTGACGAAGTGATCCGAGAGCACGGGGCCATCACGGGCCTTTACGACGAAGACGGTGCCCTGAAATGGACAAAACTTTCCGACGAGTTGCAGGCCCGCGACCGCGCCGCCGCCACGTGCAGCCAACTCGAAGCCAAATTCGGATTCACCCCCGCCGACCGCACCCGCCTTTCTCCCGCCGCGCCAAAGAAGCAGTCCAAACTTGACGCCCTGAAAAAGAAATGACCCGACCCGACGGCTACAACCGCCAAGCCTGGCAGTACGAGGAAGACGTACTCAGCGGGAAGATTGTCGCCGGGCGGCTGCTGAAACTGGCCATTGAACGCCAGCGGCGGGACTTGCGCACCGGGGCGGAACGGGGGCTTTATTTCGACCATGAGGAGGGGCAGCGAATCGTGGACTTCGCGGGTCTGTGCAACTTAGGGCCGGACGCGCCGTTTTTTCTGTTCCCATTTCAGGTTTGGGAGCTTTACGTCTTCTATGGGTGGCGACAGACCGAGAACGGCAAACGGCGGTTTCGCGACCGCTATAAGAGCTGTGCAAGAGGCTCAGGCAAAACACCCCTGGAAGCCCTGCAAATCCTCTACCACCTCTGTATTGACGGGCCGTATGGTGCCGAGGCTTACGTTTCGGCCACAAAGGAAGACCAGGCTAAAATCGCCTTCACCGACGCTAAAAACATCCTCGAAAACTCCCCGGACTTGTCCGAAGTGTTCCCGTCGCCTACGGCCACGACCATTTTTTGCCCGGAGCGCAATTCTAAATTTCAATTCCTCACCTCCAACCCCAAAACCGCCGACGGCACCCGCCCGACTTACGCCACGATTGACGAATACCACGAATTTGATTCCGACGCGATGCTAAACAAGCTCCGAACGGGGCTGATCAAGAAACCGAACTCCATCCTGAGCATCGTAACCACCAGGGGCAGCCACAAGGATTGGCCGTGTTTTGAAGCCGAGCGGAGGGTGTACGTGCCGATTTTGGAAGGCAGCATTATAAACGACGACATCTTCGTTGTGATTTATTCCCAGGACTCCGAAGAAGAGTTTGACGACCCCGAAACGTGGCAGAAATCAAACCCGATGCTATGCGAAGGGGGGATTATTGACATAGTAGAGCTAATCAAAGAGCGTGACCGCCAAATCATCAACGGGGAAGAAGGCATTGTTTACTTCAAAACCCTCAACCTGAACTGGTGGTGCGACGCCCCACAAACCTTCATTCCCGACCAAATTTGGGTTCGCTCCGGGTCAGAGAAGCCCGAAGGGTACTCGGGTAAGCGGTGGCGGGAAGAATTTGAGGCCGGAATGCGGGGCAAAACCTGCTATGCGGGGCTGGATATGGGCCAAACCTCTGATTTCTGTTCCCTGTGCCTACTTTTCCCGCCCGAAGACTGGCAGCGGCACGATTCGGCGGAAATGCTCGAAAAACGCGACCTTATCGCCTACGTCCGCACCCCGCTCCGCGTGCCGGGCCAATTCCGGGCCATTTGGCGGTACTGGATTCCTGCCTACAAGTTTGAAGCCCGCATCCAGGCGGGCCTTCATTCCTTGCGCGACTGGCAACAGGCCGGGTACATCCGAATGCTCGACGGCAACGTGATTGACCCCACCGAAATTGAAGCCGACATCCGGGCAATGAACGTCAACTACCCCATTGCCTCCCTGTTTTTTGACCGCTTCAACGCCACGTCCACCGCGCTGGCCCTCGAAAAAGCGGGCATTCCCTGCACCGAACTCGGTCAAACCATGCCGCTGCTAACCGGGCCAACCGCCGCCTTCCGGGACATTGTTTTACAAGAGCGTTTCGACCACGGCCATAACCCCATTATCCGCTGGAATATGCGAAATGCCGTCCCCATCACCGACACCAACGGCAACGTCAAGCTCACCAAAGACCCCCGCCGCGCCCCGGATAAAATCGACGGAGCCGCCGCCTGCGTCAATGCCTTTGCTGCTTGGATGAGTGCCGAGGCTCACGCCCCCGCCGTCGAACAATGGCTATTCTGACCCCACCCCCATGCACCAACACCTACCCACCATGCCCAAAACCCCGAATCCCCCGCCGCCGGTCACGCCCCGCGAACGGTTCCAGCAAATTGCGGCGGAAGAAAAGCGGCTGTTGCACAAGGCCAGTTGGGCCGATGCCTACGAGCGGGCCGAGAAGCGGTTTTTTGTAGAAACCGGACTTGGTAGCCCCTACAAGACGTTTGAAGCCTTCGACAGCGACCGCCTGCGCCGGGACGGGCGTGAGTTGGCGGCGGCGTGATTACTCGTTTGGTGATTCTTTCGGCCTGAAATGAACCTGAGCGACGGCAAAACGCCCGGAAGAACTTTTTTCGGTGAGTTTTTTACCGTCAACCCGAACCACCACCTGAACCGTGCCGGTGTTCTCGCCGGAATTTTGCGCTGAGAGGCTCAGGAAGTCGTCACCGCGTGCCGAAACCGTTTGTTTCCAAGAGGACGAAACTGCCTCTTCATCCGTGCCGCCGCTGCCGTTTGAATAGCGCACAGTGCAACCGATGCAATAGGCTTCGTATTCGACCCTGTACGTTGCCGATGAGTCCAGGGCTTCGCCAAAAAGGGTATAAATGATGAAAAAGGCGGGAACCAGGGAGAGGAGCGCCGGAAATTTGGACGAATCACGAAACAGCCCAACGACGGCGAAGGCGAAAACCGCAATCAGTACCGGCGTGACCAGGAAACGAGGGGTGAACAAAAGCAATAACGAGGCGACAAGGGCGATTAGCCCCCAGACCGCCCCCGGCTTGCTTTTTCGCGCGGGCAACGGGTTGGGCTGGGATAAAATGCGGCGTTTGCCCTCTTCAAATTCGTTGTCGGTCAAAGAACCCTGTTCTTTAAGGCGGGTCAGGCGTTCAAGGGCCTCGATTTGCTGCGGTGTCATGGGGCGGGAGAGGGGTTCAGGGCGGGTTGTTGATTGGTGACAGACTACAATTCATTTCGCAGCTTTACGCTGTCGGCTTTTGCCATTTCAGCGTAAATTTTCAGGCTTTCATACCTTACTTTAAACGGCTTGGGGCTGTCTGGAAATTTGTTCGGCATGGAAATTAGGCCGTCTTTGTTGTGCCACAGTAACGAAAAAGACGAAGAGTCGTTTGCCGGGCCGTACTTACCCGACAAAGCGTTTTTGGTGTCGTCATAGTAAATGATTTCCGTTGCAATTTCAACGCTATATAGCTTGTTCTCGAAAAAGTGAGCGTACACATCGCAAAAATCACCCCCTGTTTTAACCCCCTGATACTGCAAAAACTCCCCTTCTCCGACAAAGTGCAATCCTCCCCTTGACTCCATTGCTTTCCTGAATGTTCGCTGGTTGTCGCCCCACTTTAAGCCGTAAGGGGGCTGTAAAGCGGCGGTGATTTCTCTTCGGGAAGGCTTATCAGGGGTCTTTTGAGCGGGAATTTTTTCGGTTTTGGAGGAACATGACCAGAAAAGCAAGCAAAGGGCGGCGGCAAGATGCTTTTTCATTGGGACAGGGTTGCGGAGGTTCGGCGCAAAATAGCTATAAATTCTTCTTGAATCCTGGCGAAATGCGTATGTTTGCGGTGTCAAAGTCTAAGTAACCGGGGGTAAGGAAGCCCCTCAGAACGATGAGTGGCTATTTTTTTGCCCTTCATTTAGCGCACGTATTCACGTAGTGGAAACGGCGTTGCACTCCCGTCCTGCGGCTGTAATGGCCGTAGGAAGCTCCCGGTAACGGACTTTGACAGCGGGGCGGTGCGACGCCGTTTTTTCTTTTTCACGCTCAGCCGAAAGGTCGCATTCTGAGCAAAAAACTGTCAAAGTCATGGTTACCAAACTTAAAAACCTTACCCTATCCCCGCCGGGGATAAACGAATCCGATGGATTCCCGCCTGTCACGCTGAATTGCCGGAACGAAGAAGTCACATCGGCGCGAAGCCTGTATGACTACCTGGGCATTAAAACCAGGTTCGATCCGTGGATGAAGCGAATGTTTGCATACGGATTCGTTGAAAACACTGATTACGAGCGTTTGATCAGAATTGATCATACACCTACCGGAGGGGAACGCGAAGTCCTTGACGACTACGCCTTGCTTCTCGACTGCGCGAAGGAAATTGCCATGATTCAGCGCACCGAACAGGGCCGGAAAGTGCGTCAGTACTTTATCGCCGTGGAAAAGTGGGCGCAAAGCCAACGCGAACAGGCCGGAAACTCCGCCCTTGCTCGTCAGGTTAAGGCCCTTTCCCGGAAAATCGACGCAATCGAATACCACCACGCCGCCGAACTCGCCGCCCTTCGCGCCCAACTCCCGCCGCCGGGTTCGCCTGATTCCCGGCCTGTGAACGAAATGCGACAAGCGGTATTTGCTTGCTTCAACGCGCACCTGGCAGCGCACCCGCACAAAACCCCGGAATGGCTATGGGAACGTTTTTGGAGCAGCTTCGGACACGCCTACAACATTGGCATACTCAGTGCCCGCCGTGAAGTGGGAGAAAACTACATTGACGTAGCAAAGCGCTACGGCTACCTGACGCGCGTACACGAATTTGCAACCTCGTTCTTTCTTTCCTCCCAGGCATGAACACGGAACTTGTCTTGGTTCGGGACGGTCAGACCGTAACGACCTCGCGGCTTGTCGCCGAAAAGTTCGGCAAGCAACACGCGCACGTTTTGCGGGCAATTCAGAATCTTGAATGCCCCGCCGATTTCAACGCATCCAATTTTGGATTGGTTGAATATGTTGACAGCAAGGGGGAGGCCCGGCCCGAATACGTGATCACAAAAGACGGCTTTGCTTTTCTGGTGATGGGCTTCACCGGCAAGAAAGCCGCCGCCTTCAAAGTCGAGTTCATCAACGCCTTCAACGAAGCACAGCGGCAACTGCAAAGCCAGAAGCCCGCCGTGCCGCAAACGTACCTGGAAGCCCTTCGGGAATTGGTTGCGGCAACGGAAGAACGGGAACGGCTGGCCGCAGCGGTGGAAGTGTTGCAACCCAAAGCCGACTTCTACGAACGGGCGATGAGTTCGGAAAACCTGATGAGCGTCCGGGAAATGGCGAAGGTGTTGGCCTTTCGGGGCATGGGGCAAAATCACCTGTTCGACTTCCTGCGTTCGCGGGGCGTGTTGATGCGCAACGACTGGAACCAGCCCTACCAGCGGTTTATCGATGAGGGTTGGTGCAAAGTGATTGAAACCACATGGACACACCCGAAGGAAGGCGTTCAGGTGGGCCGGAAAACCGTCTTTACCCAGCGCGGGGTTGACGGGGTGCGGCGGATGCTTGAAAAGGCGGGGTTTGTGCCGATGCCGCGCAGTGCCCCGCCCGTGGTGAACCTGCCGCAAGCGGCGGCGATGCGCTAAACAAAAAGCCCGGCAATCACTGCCGGGCTTTTTTGTGCCCTTTTCCGTCAAATGCCGCCAACATTCTGGCATTTAGCGCCAACCTTCCGCTATTTACAGGAAAACCCCTGAACTCCGGTGGGGAATTTTGGGACAGGCAAACCCCAACCCACCGTTGAACCTCCTGGGCACCCTTTTTCGGGGCGGCGCAAAACCGGCAACTCCCACGCCGGACGCCGCCCCTTTGCCTTCGCGGGCCGCTTCGGTGATTCCCGATGGGGTGTCGGTCAATGATTTCTACGGAAGTCGCTACCAATCCCGTTCCGTTCCCTATTCCAACCTCGTTGCGCTTTCCGACGCCCTGGCCGGGCTAAAGCTGTTCGGCATGGACGTGGGCAAAATCCCCGTCAATGAAACCACCGCCCTGGGCATTTCGACGTTCTACGCCTGCCTCGACGCGGTAACGGACGCCCTGGCTTACCCGCCCATCGGGGAATACCGGGCGGCGCAGTACGGAACCGAAAAACTCACCGACACGCCCGAACACCGGGTGTTGTCCGTTCGCCCAAACCGGCACCAAACCCCGTTTGCCCTCCGCAAGGCGTTTTGGGTGAATCAGTTTCTTTTTGGCGAGGGCCTGCTGCGCATCGGCCGGGATTTCTACAACCAGACCGAAACCCTGACGCACATCCCGCGCCGGGAGTACTTCATTTTGGAAACCACGGACGGCGAATTGTTCTATCAAATCGCCAAAACGGGCGAGAGGCTCCGGGAAGAAGACGTAATCCGCTGCAAGGGCATTTCCATCAACGGCAAGTATTCCGGCGGGCTGCTCGGCTACCAAACCCGCACGCTGCAACTCGGCATGGGGGCCGCCGAATTTCTCAACCGCTACTACCAGAACGGCACCATGCCGCCGGGCTACCTGAAGACCGACGCCAACGTAGCCCAGAACAAAGAAGCCTTTCAGTGTTTGCAGGAGGGTTGGGACGAACACCGGGGACTGAACGGCCAAAGCGACAAAACGCCCGTGCTCGGCCTCGGCACTGACTACAAATCCATCACGGCATCCAACAAGGAAAGTCAGGTCATTGAACTACTGACGATGCACCCGGAGGAAATCTACCGGATGTTTCGGATTCAGCCGTCAATGGTCGGCGATACCTCGAAAGCAACCTCGTTCGGGTCGGGCGTCGAACAACTCGGCATTCAGTGCGTGACGTACACCCTGCTGCCGCGTGCGACGGAATTCGAGCAGGAACTCAATTACAAACTCCTGCCGACCAAGTACGTCGGCAAACGCTGGTTCAAACACAATTTTTCGGCTTTTCAGCGGGGTGATTTCAAAACCCGGATGGAAGCCTACCACAAGGGCATCCAATCCGGGATGTACGACCCCAACACGGCCCTGGCCTTGGAGGAAATGAACGGCTACGAAGGCGGCGACATCCACATGGTCAACGGCAACATGATTGCCGTCAAGAACGTCGAGCGGAACGTTCCCGCCGGAGCGCCAAAACAACCCACCGAAAAAGAAGACGATGAACAAGCCTGAACTCCCCGCCGGGGTGGCGATTTGCCGCGCCGTCAGCCTGCAAATGGCCCACGTGCGGGCCGTCAGCGAGGGCGAAGACACCTACGTTGAATTCACGCCCATCATCACGGGCGTGGAATCGGTGTACATGGGTTACGTCGAAATCCTGGCGGCGAAGTGCCTGGACGAAACCGACTTTTCGGACGTGCGGGCCGTCATCAATCACGATCCGAACCTGCTGTTCGGCCGGACGAAATCCGGCACGCTGACCTTTGAAGTGAAGGACACCGACGGCGGCAACAAAAAGGTCGTCGCCCGCGCCAAACTCCCCAAATCCGCCCCCTTCGACTATTACCGCGAACTCATCGAGCGCGGCGATTTGGCCGGGTGCTCCTTCCGGGCCTATTGGTCGTGGGATGACTACGAATGGGAGCGCCGCCCGGATGGGGTGTACATCGGGACGGTGCAGAAAATCAGCCGCGTGGATGATTTCAGCATCGTGACCTACCCGGCCTATCCCGACACCGAAGAAAGCGTCGGGCTGCGGTCGCTGGAAGCCTTTAAACGGGCCAATAATCAGCAAGAAAGAAAACTAACCAGCCTCGAAAAAAAAGAAAAAAGGTTTCTCACCGACATGATTCCCCACCACGAAATGGCGGTGGAAATGGCCGGCAAGGTACTATCAAGCGAACGCCTGAAAGACTTTGCTCAGGGCATAATCGACGCGCAAACGGCGGAAATCGACCAGATGAAAGAGTGGCTTTCCGAGTGGTTTGGCGATGACGCCGATGCTTCGGACGGCGAAATGGATATGAAGAAAAGCCGTTCGCAAACGATTGCGCGTCTTGCTGGAACCGACGCGCAAATCACCGACGACGGAATGGTAGTGCGGTCGGCCCCGGAGTTCGATGGACTAACCCTAACGCCCGAAGAAGTCGAAACAGTACGCGCCATTCGCGCCTCGCAAGCCTCGCCGCCCCCAACCCCTGAATACTCCGCCGCCGACCGGCTCCTGATGCTGGAAATCGGCCTTTGATTTTTCCAAGAGTACCCCACAATCAACTCAATCACAATCAAAAATGAAACGTACCGCGAAAACCGTGCAGGACGCCCTCGGCGAACTCACGCAGGCCCGCGACGCAGCCGCGTTGAAGGCCAAAAACGAGGGGTTCGATAAACTGACCGCCGAAGAGCGTGCCGCCATTTCCGGGTACGCCGCTGCGGTTGAACCCCTCAACGAAGAACTCGCCGCCCTGAGTGCGGCCGAAGAAGTCGTCGCCCGCACGGCCAAAGTCAACGGCGGTGCCCGCGAGGGGCTGTCGCCCGCCGAAGCGCGCGATTTCAAAAAACTCAGCATCGTGCGCGGCCTGCAATTGCTGGCCGAAAACAAGCCCCTTGACGGCATCGAGGCCGAAGTGCACCAGATTGCCCAGCGCGAAGCCTCCCGTAACGGCGTCGCCCTCGAAGGCTTCGGCGTTCCGGCTTTCATCGGCAACGAACGCGGGCAGACCGTAACGGGCCAAACCACGACGGCGGGCGATCAGGGCGGGGTGGCGGTGGAAACCGAAGTCAACGGCCTGCTCAGCGCGCTGTGGGAATCCTCGTTCCTCTCCCAGGTCGGTGCCCGGCGGCTGGCGGGCCTTCAGGGCACCCCCCGGTTCATCGTGGAGGCAACCAAGAACACCCCGCAGGAACTGACCGAGACGCAGGAAATGTCGGAAGACGAAATCCTGATGTCCGAATTCACCATGCTGCCCACCCGGCGCGGCACGGCGATCCCGGTTTCCAAGCAAACCCTGTTGCAAGCGTCGATTGACGTGCAGCAACTCGTGCAGGACAACATCACGAAGGGGCTGGATCGGAAACTCAACCAGGACGCCGTTACGGCGTTGCTTGCGGCCATCATTTCCGGCAACGGCAACCTGCTCGCCCTCGGCACCAACGGAGCCGACCCGACGTATGCCCACATGGTGGCCCTGGAAACGCTCGTTTCCAACGCCAACGCCATCGGGGCGCGCAACGCCTACCTCCTGAACACGAAGACGAAAGGCAAGCTGGCCCTGACGCAAAAGTTTTCGGGCACCAACGGCGCGCCGGTGTACGGCGATGACAACACGGTGTACGGCTACCCCGCCGTGGTGTCGAACCTCGTTCCCTCGAACCTGACGAAGGGCACCGCAACCAGCGTCTGCTCGGCGGGCATCTTCGGCAACTTCGCCGATCTCTACGTCGGGATGTGGGGCGGGATGGACTTCATAGTCGATACCGTCACGCAGGCCAAAAAAGGCAACGTGCTCGTCGTGGCGAATATGTACTGGCAGGTGAAAGTAGCCCGCGCCGCCTCCTTCGCCGGGTTCAAAGACGCCACCACCGTCATTTCGTAATTCACTCATCCCCTAACCGTCCGCGTTGACGGTTAGGGGATTTTCCTAAAACAGTCATGGAAACCAAGTTCGTCAAGTTTCTCAAAAATCACCCCCTGTTCGCCCACGAAGAAGGCGACGTAGCGGAACTCGAAAAAGGCTGGGCCGAAAAAACCATCGAAGCGGGCATCGCTGCCGCCCCGTCGGAAGCCGAAATCGCCAAAGCGAAAGCCGCCGCCGCACCCCGCACCCCCGAAGACAAAGCCCCCAAAGGCCAAACCCGCTAAGTGATGCTTGTTTCCGCTCCCTACCGAATCAGTACCCCGACCGGCGAAGTGCTCGACGCCCAGGCCGTGCGGGCGTACGTGAAGCCGGACGAGGGCGAGGACGAAGAATCGCTGATGCGAATGATTCGCGGGGCGCGGGACTGGTGCCAGAGGGCGACAGGCTTGCAACTCGGCGTTGCCGATTTTGCCGTCACCCTATCCGGCTGGCCTTCGGGTTGCCTGACGCTCGACAAGGCCCCGTTCGTGGAACTGGTTGGCGTGGAGTACATCGCAGACGGCGCAAGCACCTACACGGCTTTGCCCGCTGACCAGGTGCTTTCCGGGCGGCTCGGGGAATACTTCGGCTGGGTCAGCCTCACCGGCGCCCTCCCGGCCCTGGCCAGTCGGCCCGACGCGGTGAAGGTGACCTTCAAAGCGGGCTACGCCCTCGACACCGTGCCGGAAGATTTACGCGACGCGATGCTTTCGCGCATCCGCGAACGCTACGACAGCCCCGGCGATGCCCCGGACGAAAAGCGGCGACTGAGCGAAAGCCTTGCTGCCGCCCACCGGTTGCCGGTGTCGGCGTAAAACCTTAACCCGACGCGCGTAGGCGTCAGACCGTGATGAACGACCAAAACCCGTTTTCGGGGCGGCAGTTGGATCGCCTGCTGACCATCGAACGCCCCGCCCAAACCCCGGACGCCTACGGCCAGACCGGGCGCAAGCGCGGGACGTGGGAGGTGTTCAAAGCAGGAATTTGGGCCGCGAAAATGGACGGCGGCGGCGACAAGGAAGCCTACCCGGAAGGGCGGGAGACGGCAACGGCCAAAACGCGGTTTCTTGTGCGCTACGGCACCGGCAAGGGCATCACGGCCCAAATGCGGCTCTATGACCACCGGGACGTACCGGAAGGCGCTACGGAGCCAACGCAGTACTACGAAATCATCGCCCCGCCGCGCGAACTCGGTCGGGGTCAGGGATGGGAACTACTCACCGAAATCCGCTACTAACGCCGATGACGCCTTTTCATTTCACCAAAGACCACCACGGGGTAATTCACGCCGACGCGGGCCAAACGGTTGCCGTGCCGGACTCCCTGGTTACCTTTTTCGTTCGCCTCGGCTATGGAAATCCTCTACGACCTGACGGGCCTACGGAACCTGGAAGCCAATCTGGTGCGGCTTCCGTTCCAACTCCAGGAACGCACGATGCAGGCGGCGCTCAGCGAAGCGGCAAAGCCCATAAAAACCCGGATGGTGCAGGAAGCACCGAGGGGGAAGGGGAACCAACGGGTTAGCTTAAAGCGACGCAGCAACGATTACCGGCGCGGCGGGGCGACCCGGCAGGACATCCGCATCCGGGCGGTGCGGGATAAGGTCGGCGAAGCGAAAGTCATCATCGGCGTATCGAAAAAGTCCGGCAAGGTCGGTTGGCGGACGCACTTCATTACCAAGGGCGTCGCCGGAAAACGCCGCATCCGCCCCAACGATTTCCTGACGCGGGCGTTCAGTCAAACGATTGCCCAGGTGACGGCATCGCTCGGCCAAACGATTGAAAAAAAGGTACTTGCCGCCATGAAGCGGCTGGGCCTGATACCCTAACCCGATGCAAAAGGCTTTCCGTCAGCGCGTGATGACCGACCCGGCCTTGCCGGTGGGCTTTGCGGGCTTGTTCCCGGAAGTCGTACCCGTCGGGGCCGTGGAGGAAGGCGCACCGTCGGCGGTGTACACCGTCACGTCCGGGGAGCCAATTCCCTGTCAGGCCGGACGCATTCACCGCGATACGGTGGAAGTCATCGTCTGGTCGCCCGACAAGGCCGAAGCCGTTGCAATAGCCGCCCTCATTACCGCCCGGCTTGACCGTTGGGCCGGGACACTATCGGGCGAAACCATCGACGGCGTGAGCGTCAGCGGCGCACCCGACGACGGGTTTGACGAAGAAAACCAGGAGTACGCCCGGCTCGTCCGGTTCCAAGTGATTTACCGCATTTAACAATCAACTCTTCAACCATCATGGCAACGGTTCGGCAACTGGGGGTGAACACCTTCATTTTCGTCAAGGTCGCCTCGACCTACCAACTCATCGGCTGCGCCGACAAGTTTTCCGCCGACCGTTCGGCGGACATCAAAAAGTATCTGTGCCAGGCCACGGGCAACACCTCCCAGAAGGTACCGGGCGAACGCACGGTTACGGCCACCCTCGGCGGGGTGCACATGGATTACACCTCGGGCGAAGAAACCACCAACTGGTCGTACAAGGACTGGTGCACCGCCTTTGACGCGGGTACGGTGCTCGAATTTTTCGTCGGGGCCAACACCACTACCGGCACGTCGGGGGAAAAGTTTACGGCCGTCGTCTCCAAAGTCGGCAGCGAAAACGCCGTCGGGGACATCTCCAAATGGGACGTGTCGCTCGACATCAACGGTTCCATCGAAACCTTCACCATTGCCTAAGCCATGAACGAAATCGTTCTCGCCGCAGGCGACAAACAATTCGGTTTCAACTTCGGCATCGGGGCGCTGGAGGCGTTCTGCGAGGCCAACGGCATTGAAGACGTGAACCTGCAGGCGGTGTTTGCGTTGGTCGCCGGGCCGAAGGCACTCAAAAAAGTGCCCGAACTGCTGCTGTGTTTCGTCGAGCGCTACCACCAGGTACGCCGGGAGCCTTGCCCCTTTACCCGCGCCGACATTGTGGACGCGATTGACGCGACGGGCGGGCTGCGCTCGACCTTCAAGGATGCCGTGTTGGATGCCTTCGTGCGCTACATCGACCCCGACCCCAATAACGCCGAACGCGGCCCGGCCGAAATCGTAAACACCGCCGAGCCCGCAAAAAACTCACCTGGGCGGAACTCCGCGCCGAAGCGTTCGGCGAAATCGGCCTAAAGCCGTGGGAGTTCCGCCAGATGAGCCTGCGCGACTACTTCGACACCCGGCGGGGGTACTACGCCCGCGAAAGCCGCCGGAGGGACGAACAAAAGGTGTTTTTCGGGCGGCTCATTCACGTCGTTGGTCTTGCCGCCTGGGGCAAAGACAGCCCCTTTGAAAGCGAAGATGACGTGTTCGGGCCGGTCGGGGAAGTGCCCCCGCCGCCCGCCCCCGTGCCAATGACCCCGGAGGAAAAGCAAGCCATGACGCGCCGGTTGAACGCGGCGCTTTCCACCCTGACCTGATGGCCGGAGCCAACATACCCTTAAGCCTCGACAACCGGCGGTTCATTGCCGGGATGCAGCAATCGGCCGGGGCCGTCGGGGCCTTCGTTGCCCGGATGAACGTGGACCTGGCCAACGCCGGAAAGCAAGCCGATTACTTCACCTCACGGTTCAACCAGGGGTTCGGGCGCATGGCCGGGAACCTAAAATCAACCGGGCAAAACCTTTCTACATTCGTCACCGCCCCGCTGGCTGCCATGGCGGGCGCGGCCTACAAAACCTTCGGCGATATTGACGCCCTGGAGCGTTCGCTGTCGCAGTACGGCGTCACGCTCGGCGAGGTTAAGCAGATTGCCAAATTGCCCGGCCTCGGCATTGAAGAAGCCGCCGGTTCGATTGTATCGCTCCTGTCGGTCAAGTACAACGCTGACCTTGCCAAGCGTGCCATTATTGGTTTTGGTAACGCGCTCACGCAATCCGGCAAGGGCAAGGCCGAACTGGAGGGCATCAACACCGCCTTAGCCCAAATGAAGGGCAAGGGCAAGGTTTCGGCGGAGGAAATCAACCAGATCGCCGAACGGTTGCCGATGATCCGGGATTTGATGCAAAAAGCCTTCGGGACGGCGGACACGGAGGTTTTGCAGAAAATGGGCCTTTCTGCCGATGAGTTCCTCTCTAAAATCACGACCCAACTCGAAAAACTCCCAAAAGCCACCGCCGGGCCGAAGGCAATCCTTGAAAACTTCGTTGATTCGGCTAAAATCGGCGCGTATGAAGTCGGCAAGGCGTTTGAGCGAAACTTTGCCCTGAGCGCGAAGTTTGAGGCGCTGGGGAACAAAATTGACGAACTCAGCCAGCGGTTTGCCGGGCTTGATCCCAACGTTCAAAAAGCAATCCTGACCGCCGCCGGGTTTGCCGCCGCCGCCGGGCCGGTGCTGATTGCCCTCGGCTCGATTGTCTCGATTGCCCCGAAGGTTGCCGCCGCCTGGGGCATAATGACGGGGCCGGTTGGCCTCGCCATTGCCACGATTGGCCTCCTGGTTGCCGAAACCGAATACGCAGGCCCCGCCATTACGTCGGCGCTCGGCGCGGTTAGCTCATTCATGCAGGGCGATTGGAAAGGCGCGTGGGAAGGCGGCGTGGACACCGTGCGCAATGCGATTGCTACAATGGTGGAGCTTTCGGCGATGGTGCCGCAGATGTTCCTTAAGCTCGGCGCTTCCATTTCCGGGGCACTCGGCTTTGAGACTTCCCAGAAGCGATTAGAGGAACAGATTGCCTGGTTCGACGGAATTGCCGCCAAAATCGCCGGGCGCGTTGCCGTAACGGGTGACGAACTCGGGGCGCTCAACGAAGCCGCTGTCGGTGCCATGACGGGCACGGTAAGGCCGCCGAAAGGCGGGGGTGGCGGCGGCGGCGGTCGGTCAGGCGGCTCAACCTCCAACGCCCTCGGCGGGGCCAACCCCCGGATTGCGGCCATTCTTGCCGCCGACAAAAAAGCCTACGAAGACCGGGAAAAGGTGTTCGGGGAGCATTTGCAACGGATGGCGATTATTGGGCAGAAAAACCCCTTCAATAACATCATCCCCGAAGTTTTAAAGATAAACCTCCCCCTGCCCGAAGTCAACGCCCCTCAGGTCAAAGCTCCAACGTTCATGCAAACGTGGAAAGACAGCATCCGGGGGAGTTTCGGTCAAATTATCGAATCCCTGCCGGGCCAATTTGCCCAACTCGCCGGGGCGTTTGCGCAAGGGCTGGGGCGCTTGGGTGAGAAAGATTTTAACATCGGAAACTTCATGGGCGAACAGTTGGGGCGGTTGCTCCAGGCATTCGGCCAGCAAGTTCTATCGACGGTGCCCGCGCTGATTGCAACCAGTAAAGCCCTGAAAGGTGCCTTATCAAACCCCTACATAGCCATCCCCGCCGCCCTTGCCTTGATCGCCATCGGCTCAAAAATCCAGTCGAACGCGATGAAGGCCCCGAAGAAATTCGCAGCGGGCGGCATCGTCTCCGGGCCGGTCTACGGCCTGATGGGTGAATACGAAGGGGTAAGAACCAACCCCGAAGTCATTGCCCCGCTGGCTAAACTCCGCTCGATGCTCCTGCCGATGTTCCGGCAAGCCGTGGATTTGGGCCGGGGTGTTTCGGCCTCCTCCGTGCCCGGCCCGGCAATGCTGGCCGTTCACGTCACGGGTTCGATGCGGCAAACGGGCCGCGACCTGGAATTCGTCATCGACCAACGCATCAAAGCCAACGCCGCCCGCACCGGGCGCTAAATCAGTATGCCCTACGGATTGTTCCATGCCTTCAGCTACCAGACTGTTTCGGACCAAACCGAAACGGTTGAACTGCTGCGGCGGAACTACGTGGGGCCGGTTGTGCCCTTAAAAGCCCTGCAAGGCGTCCGACCCCTGGAATGGGAAGCGGGCGTATCGAGCGCCGACAAAGACGAAATCTTGCAGGGAACGGAGGTCACGCTGCGCCTACAGAACCTAGACGGCTTCGGCATCAAAACGTTCCTTTCCGAACACCCCCGCGAATGGATGGTGCGGCGGCTACTAAACGGACAGGTGGAATTTGAAGGGTTTTTGGCCCAGCACCTGCAAACCGAACCCTTCCGCAAAAATCAGGAATTTGAACTTCGGGCAACGGACGGACTAGGGGGCCTTGACGCTGAACCCCACACGGACGAAAACGGCATGGGGCTTGAAACCCCCGTTACCTTCCGCCGGGCGCTGCAATTGGCGCTATCGAAAACGGGGCTTGATCTCGCGCTGTGGATCGCCTCGGAACTCCACACGCCCGGCGACGACCCGGCCCGGTGCAACCTGGACCAGCACTTTTACCACCCCGGACAGTTCACCGGCGACGGGGACGTACCGGACTCGTGTCAGGTCGTTTTGACCGAAATTAGCCGGGCCTTTGGGCTGGTCATTCGCCAGCGGGAAGGGCATTGGGAAGCCATTGAACCCAATCTGGAGGGCGGGACGGTGAAGTTCTTCGCCTTCGCCCCGGACGGGCGCGAAACGGGGCCGGTGACGGTTTCGCGGCTGGTTTCGGTGCAGGGGGCGGAAACGTACCCGGAAGGCACGGCGCGGGCGGAAAAGACCCTGTTTGTCTTCGATGGTCAGCAAATCGGCTACACGCAGCCGGTCAAGTCGGTCACGCTCAAACTGGACTACGGCACCCCAAAAAACCGCCTGCGCAACTTTCGGCTTTCGGCCCTTGCCCCCGCCCGGCGCGACGGGGTTCGGATGCCCCTGCACTGGGGCACGACACCGGCCACCAAGTGGTCGCTCCCCAAACCCGAACTCGGCACCGGGCCGGATTACTTCGGGCGGCGCTACCTGCGGCTAACCGGACGCCGGCCCGCCGACAAAATGCTGAAATCCGGGCTGCTGTCCTACGCCGTCGGGGCCTCGGCCTCGGATGCGTTCGAGAACTGCTTTTTTCAGATTCTGGCCGTACCCAACGCCCACAACGTCAAGCTCTCCGGGCGGTTTCGCCAGTTCGACGCGCGGGGGGCGAAGTTGGCCGTTTTTGCCTGCCCGTTCCGGTCACTGGCCGCCTACAGCCGGTTCAAAAACAACCCGGACTCTGTTCCCGCCGCCCGCGATCTGAACCTGGCCTATACCTACGTCCTGCAAAACGGCGGGGGGTGGGGGGACGGTGACGCCGTACACCTGTTCGACAACACCGAAACGCGGCTATTGGACGGGATTGAAACCGAATTTGCCGCGCCGGAATGGAAAGGTTTTGATGTTTCCTTCAAGATCGGGCCGTTCTGGAACTTCGGGGGCCTGGCGGGCCGCAACGACCAAAAGCTGAAAAACGGCGGCATTCCGCTGTTTGCCAAAGCCGGACAGGGAACCCTGGTGGACATTCAGGTTCCGGTACCGGGCTACCTGCTGATGGTGTGTTTGGGGGAAGCAACGGACTTTGACGAAGGCAACGAATACCCCGCTACGCCCGGCCCGGCTTCGGCATCCTACATCGAATACGACGCCCTGCGGCTTTCCTACGCGCCAACCGGCGAACAGGATACGAAGGGGGAGCGGTTCGTGATTCAGGCCCCCGACGGTGCGGGCGGTGAGGTGCAAGGCGAGGTAACGGTAAAACTGGGCGATTCCAGGAACACCAACTACCATTCCGTCATCTACGAAAAGGACGGCGTGACCCCGACGCGGGAATGGTTCCGGCTTTCCAATCCTTCCTTCAAAGCCCCGCTGCTCCACCACGTTGCCCACGCAACCCTATCCCGCTACCGCGCCCCGCTGCAACACATCCGGGGCGAGGTGGACAGCGCCCGGCTGCGTACCGGCGACGGGGTGCGGGTGGCGTGGCCTGAATTTACCGGGGTGCGGTTTCTGTGCCTGGGTACCCAAAGTAGCGCCCGGCAGGACGAACACCAGACCGTGCTTCGCCAACTGCCCCCTTGCGTAGACGCCGCCCACACGGGACGGCATTACGACCTCCTGCAAGACCGCGAATCCCTCGTCGCTACCCGCGAAGGCGGCAAGTGCTACGCGCCGGCAACAGGCATCCGCTTTACGGACGTTCGCCAGAACGGGCGCTACGGCACGGGCACGGCGGGCGGGGTGACGCTTCCGGTGTACAACATCACCCTTGATTGGCTGGATTCCTTCAACCGCCCCCCCTACAAGCTGACGGTTCGGCAGGTCGGTAGTCCGACCGGGGCGGATTTCACCGTAAACGCCCTCACCTACACGGTTCCCCTGCCGCCCTCGGAATACGAAGCAACGGTCGAAAACCAGCAAGGCAAGCGGGCACAGGTGAAGTTCACGGTTGCCTTCATCGAGGCCAAAGTGGGGACGATTTCCCTCGTTGGGAACACCCTCACCGTGCCGGTTGAGAACATTCCCGGCGGGCGGCAAACCGTCGTTAGCGCCAAGAACATCCGCACGGGCGGGACGCTCTACGAACAAACGTTTGCCCCGCCGCCGGGGTCGGACGTGGATACGGAGTTTGCCGTGACCCTGCCCCCGGATTTCGGGACTGACGACGTGGAAGTCACGATTTCGACGCCCGAAGGGGAGAGCCGGGCGCGGCAGTCGGTGGAGGTGCCGAAGCCGCCCCGAACGAGACGATACGACCCGACCCGCTACGCGGATAGATACGAATAGCCATGCCCACGACCGAAAGCCAACTCAATGCCATCATCAGCGGGTTTTTCAACCCGACCAATACCGTGCTCAATGACACCGAGCACGAAACGATGGTATTGGCCTTCAAGGATTGGGTCAAGACCGAACTCGCCGCCCTTGCCGGAACAATGACCAACCCCGCCCAAGACTACCTGTCGGGCGGCGTGGACGTGGTGGCCATCGTTCCCTCGGTGACGCTTTCGGGCATTCAGACCATTGACGGCGTGACGGGCTACGACGGCCTGCGGGTGCTGGTGCCCAACCTGACCGCCGCCGCAGGCCGCACCCCGTGGATCATGCGTCCGGGCGCGTGGGAACGCATCACTACGCCCCTGCTGAACGGCACCCTTGTCAAGGTTGCGCTGGGGGATGTCTACGGCGGGGGTGAGTTTCAGGTTTCGTTTCCCGGCTCCTACACGGCGGGAACAACGGCCCTGACGTGGAAGTACGTTGGCGGGGCCAAACTGAAAATGCCTTCCCTGACCTTTGAAACCGGCTGGGCCGTCTGCAACCTCACGGACGCAACCTACGCCGTGGTGGTGGACAACCCAACGTCCGGTACCGCCAAGCCCCTGCCTGCGGGCGCGGTGCTGAAAGGCGTCTTCAACCAATCGACCTCGAAATACTACCAGAGTTTCACCTACCAGTCGAACACGGGACGGGTGGAGGTGGGGGAGGCGCTTGGGCTTGGCGACGTACTCAAACTGGAATACGCCTACGCCGCCCCCGCTGCGGCCTTGCCCCAGACGGCCCTGACCGACGGCGGGTTCGTGGCTGACATTGAAGCGGTAGGGGTGCCGAACGGGGCGCGCCAAGTGGATGAAGCCAACCGCCTCGTGCTGGAAAAATACGACGATACCCGGGTGGTGGAATACGCCGCCCGAATCAGAACGCTGTAACGATTTACCCACCCTACAATCAATTCCAACGCATGAGTTTTGGCCTGAACGAATTCGAGTACCAATTGGCGGGGACGGGCACCGTTGCCCGGACGCTGGCCGCCCGCCTGCGCGAACTGCCTTCCATTCTCGACTACGAAGACGTTTTCGAGGGGCCGGGTTCGGCGGATTCGACGGCGGGCATTCAGGCTGCGCTTGACGACAACGCCGGGGGGGCGCTGTTCATCCCGCGCGGGTGGTTCAATATTTCCGACCAACTCGACATTCCGGCCGGCACCCGCCTCTATGGCCTCGGGCCGGGGTCGTATTTGCGCGTGACCGACCCCAATGCGCCGGGGGCGCTGAAGTTGAACGGCGATTTCATCACGGTTGAAAACCTGAAAGTCGAACGCTCGAATCTGGCCACCGCCCCCAACGGCTACATCGGCATTCAGGTACCGGCGGGCAGTTACGACGGCAAAATCGTCGATTGCTTCGTCTGGATGCCCAACGTATTGGCCGGAACCTACGGAATTAAAGCCGAAGGTAACGGCACCGACGGGGCTTATTGGCTCGAAATCGCCCGCCCCAACATCGTAGGCGGCGAATACGGCATTTACGGCCGGGCGGCCAACAATGCCAAGTTGTTCGGCGGCAATATCCAATCCAAGTACGGGCTGACGCTGCTGGAAACCGGCAACTTTTTTTTCCAGGGCGTGAACCTCGGGGGGGGCAACAACCACCGGGGTCTTTGGCTGCAATCCGGTACGGTCAATACAAAGGGCCTCTACACCTTCGAGGGCAACGGCAACGGGGCCGACACGGAGGCGTACCGGGATGAAGCGGGCACGGCGGGCAACTTCACAGAAGCCGCCCTCGGCGGGCCGCTCGGCAATAAAGTCATTCAGGTATCGAAAGCCAACCGGTTCCGACCGATTGACTACACCGGTGTTCAGTCGTCGGACGTGCTGTTCGACCTGACTAAATCGGTGACGTTCGCCGAAAACACGTGGGTGGATACCGGCATCACTTCCGACGACTTCGCTTTCGACGGCTTCTACCGCCTCGGCGTGGTGAACCTCGAAAACTGGCAACAGGGCGGGGTCATTTTCAATTACTACGCCCTCATCGACTTGCCGGTCGTGAAGGCGACGAACTCAACCGAAACCGTCACCCTGAACACCAACCACACATCCCAATCCAACAACGGGGACGCAATCAGTTGGCGCATTCAGAAGGACGCGGCATCGGGAACGGGCAAGTTCAAGTTGCAGGTGCGAATAACCGGGGCAAGTGCCCGGACGTACACCGGGGCAACGGCGGTCAAGTACCGCGTTGAGCGGGTGTTTTAAATCCAATAACCAATCAACTCTAAAATAACCATGAAACGTTTCCTTTTTCTCCTGTTGGGGTTGGGGGCGCTGTGCGGGGCGCAGGCTCAAACCACCGGCAAATCCCGCGTGGATCAGCTTTTGGTCAAGCGCGGCGACCCCGGCACGGCGCGGGGTGAAATCGTCGGTGGGGTAATTTACGACCGCTGGTACCGCGCAACCAACGGCAAGCTCTACGCCCGCGACCCGTTCGGGGTGGATTCGCTGTTGACCGGCGGCGGGGCGATGGACTTGTCGCAGTACATCCGAAACGGCGCGGACGGGGCCATACGCAACCTCAACGTCACTTCCAGCCTCAACTACAAAAACCCCGGTGGGTACCTGCCCCCGGAACTATCCGACTCCGACCCCGGCTGGGTGCAAGCTTATTCGGGCAACCCGGCAACGAAGGGGGACGGGCGGCGGATTGACGCGGCCAAAATCGGCCTCCGGGCGGTTTCTGCGGCCCCGATTCACTCGACCGACCCCGGCAAGCACGGGGACTTTTTCGTGGACAAGGCGGCTTCGAAGAAATTCGAGTACCTGCGCAATTTCGACGGCACCGCCCAATGGGGCCGGATTGATGGCTACGTCACAAATTTTGATTTGCCGTCGGGGCTTCCCGCTGCCCCTACCCTGACGGCAAACCTATCGGGGGCGCAAAGCTACCTGTCCTGGTCGGTTGCGGCCCTGGCGACCGAATACGAGCTACACCGGAGCATCGGGGCCAATGCCTGGGGCATCCTGCCGACCGACAACCCGGCCGCGCTGACCTACCCCGACAACCTGTCGGGTCTGCCCGCCGGGACGAAGGTCTATTACCGGGTGCGGGGCGTGAACAGCCGGGGGACGGGGCCGTTTTCGCCCGCCGTCGAGGTAACGATTCCTAGTGCGCCGGTGGTCGTCACCACCCCGACCCGGCAACTGCTCTACAACATTCCCTTCGAGGGCAACCTCAGGACGTGGATTGCGGGGAACCTGTTGGGCAAGCCCATTACGGGGGTGAACTTCCTGCTTCGCTGGGTCGAACTACAAGGCACGGACAAAGCCTATAAGTTCGATACCCTGCTGAGTGCCTTGCAGTACGTCAAGGATTTGGGCTGGAAGGCGGAAGTGAACGTGCTGATGGTGCGCAAGCGCTACAACGACGCCACGCCGCAGGACTATTCGGCCTATTGGCCGGATGCGGATTGCATCCGCTACCAGGACGGGAGTTTGTACCTGTGGGAAGGCAACTGGGTCGTCAACCACGCCCACGTCGCGCCTTCGCCTTCGTCGGCGGTCGCGATGACGGCAGCCCGCACGTTCTGGGCGGCGCTGGCGGCGGCAGTGAAGCCCTACCACGACGACGGGACGCTGATTAGCCTGCAGCCCGCCCTGGGCAACGGCGGGGAATTCAATTACGCCTACAATCCCTTTTCGGGGCATTACAGCGACTTTTCGGCCGCGGCGCTCACGAATTGGCGCGGGTGGCTGGAGGCCAAGTACGGCACCGTCGCGGCCCTCAACAGCGCCTGGGGTACGGCTCACGCCTCGTTTTCGGCCGTCGGGTGGGTCACGCCCCTGGACACCGGCCCGGCGCATTTTTTCGACATCAACAGCAACCCCCGCCGGGATTGGATGCGCTGGCGGCTGGGTCGGTGGAAGTTCTTCCTGGATGAAATGCGGGCGGGGGTCAAGTCCGCCGCCCCCAACATTCCCTTCGTGGGCTATTTCGCCGACGTGGGGGTGAATTTCCAGTTCATCATCGGTCTTGGTACGGCCAACGTCGCCTACCTGCTGCGCGACATGGACGGGCTGTACTCCTCGGCCGGGGACTACCCTCACCAGTTTCCCAACCACAAGCTACTGATTGGCGATTTGGTGCCGGGGACGTTTGGGCCGGGGAAGTACTCGGCCATTGAGGTTGACCCGCAGGACGTGTCGCTGCTGCCGTCGCCGTGGAACTACGAGAATGCGTCGGACATTTATTCGCAGTACAAAAAATTCTACGACAAAGGCGGGTGGGTGATTCACATTTCCCCCGTCGCGGGCTGGAACTGGGCGGCAACCTCGACCTACCTCCAGCAACTCAAAACCGAGTACTGCACGGCCCCAAACAACGCCGTAACGCCCCGCGCCCCGGTGGCTTCGGTGACTTACAATTATTCCACGATGCTGGGGCCGGACCCTTCGGCGCACTTCACGGCGTGGAACTCGGTCAGCGGCCCCACCCAACAAGTGAACCTTCGGCAGGTGGACGACTTCACGGGCGTGGCCGTGGAAGCCCCCACGGTGCCGGTGCCGCCCGTGCTACTTCCCGTCGCCTACGAAACCACGGGCGGGGGCGTAACCCGGGTGGAATGGACGCACACGGGGACGGGCGTGAGTTACTTCGAGCTTCAGCGGAAGGTGGGTTCGGGGGCCTTCGGGCCCTCGCAGCAACTCCCCGCCGCCGCGCGGGTGATTAAACCCGCCGTGACCGAAGCGGCGGGAAGCGTCATCACGTTCCGCGTCCGGGCGGTCAACAGCACGGCGGGGGCTTCGGGGTGGAGTAGCGAGCAGTCAGTGACGGTGCCGTCGGGGGCAACCGAACGGCTGAACATCACCTTGCTTAACGCCTGGCCGGATTCCGCCCGCATCCGGGTGGACTACGCGGGTACGCGGACGCCGGTCGTGGCACGGCTGCGAAAGTGGACGAACACCAGCCCGCCGGGGCCGGATACGGTTCACTTCAACCTCAACAACGGCTACCTCCTTGAATACAACGTCCCATCCATGCGGGTAGTTGGCGCTCCGCTCGGGCCGTTCGGGGCAGTGACGGGCACGGATTACGGTGTCGTGCTGAGTGCGGTGGGAACGGGATGGGTAGGCACCTACATGGCGACGGTGAAATTTTCGGGTGGCGATTCGCTAAACTCTTCGCTTTTGACCGTCAACGCCCTCTACGGCGGCACAAGTGGCGACGTATCCATCCTCACCCGCGCCCAACCCAATTCCGCGGCCCTTGCCCCAACGGCGGAGCTTGATGGGGCCGACAACGAAACCCCCAACCTGAATTTGGCCCGGCTGCCCAAATTCACCTTCCCGACGGGCCTTACGTCGGAATGGTTCATCGGCGGCGTAGGGGCGCAAAACGCCCTGTCGGTGTTGGACTACGGCATCACCCACACCGACGAACACGGATTGCTTTCGGGGGGCCTGAACGCGTCGGGCAAAGCCAACATTGGGGCTAACGTGCCCTTCACCCGCCGCGCCCGCATGATGGGCAATAACGTGCTTCAGCAGACCGAAGCCGGGGCGCGGTACGTGGGGGCTACGACGGGCGGGCTTGGCTACCCGCCGCGCAACGCGGACGAAGAAGCCGACATCCGCCTGTCGGTCCTGAACGATGCCATTGGGGGGTTGCACTTCAACGACATCACGGCGGCGGGGCGGTTCTGGGTGAACCTGGAAGCCCGCGCCCACACCGAAGCGGGGGTGAACGCGCAGACCTGGGAGAACGTCAAGCGCGATCAGATGCTGAACCCCTTAAAGCAGTACCGGGGGACGGGAAACATTCCGGCCTCGCACAAGGTGGGCTTTCAAGGGGCTTCGCACAATTCAGCCTGGGGGGCCGGACAGGACTTTTTTGCCGAAACGGGCTACCACAAGACGCGCTTTGCCTACGGGCCGGGGTTCTCCAAACCCCACGACTTCTGGGACTTCTACCAGGTGCTTTGGGAGCGGCAAGGGGCATGGGCGCACCACAGCGTGCAGAACGTGGAATACGCCCGCGCGACGATGCCGCAGCCGGTCGTGCCCCTCAACGCCCCCTACCACGAAGACGGGATGGGGGACACCGACCGGGACGGGCTGTGGAAGTTCTACAAACTCCGCCCGGACGTGGCCGAAAACTGGGCACCGCTGGCGTACCTCAGTGGCGCGAAAGGCACGGGCCTTTGGAACGCCCCCCGCGTGGCGGAATGGAAAAACTCCGAAGAACGCTACCTGCGGGGCCTGTGGCGCATTGCCCAGCACCCGGATATTTTCGACGGGGACGGACAGCAGTACGTGACCCCGGAATTCAGTTTGGACGGCGGGGCAACGTGGCGTAGAACCAAGCAGGGCAACGAATGGGGCGGGTTCAAGTACAGCATGATGGATGGGTATGTGCCCTACCAAGCCGGCCCGCCTTACAACCCAAGCCTTTCGATTCCCGCCGTTGCCGACCGGCTGATTGTGAAGGCCGTGGTCAAAAACGGGAAAATCCTCGTCGGGGCGATTGACCCGTGGAACTACCAGGGCACGACGCTCGACATCCGCGTGAGGTACGCGGGGCTGAATGACCAAATTCGGCTGTACGGGCGGAATCTGTATCTCGGAAAAACGACGCTTTGAGCCATGCACAAGCCAGAATCAACGTGCGCGGCTGTGGATTCCTCCGGTTGACATTGTTACCTCAACGGTGTTGGTTTCAGGGCGGTAAGTGAATTTGTGATCTAAGGCCCGGCTGTACTTTAAAACACAAACCCCACCCGGCTTGCCGTGGTCAACCCAAATTTCGCAGACGTGATTATCCTCAAAAGTTACCATGCTCACGCGGGCTTTACAAAAAGCAAACAGGTCAATGTCGCTGCCGAACCGGTAACCTTTTTCGGAAAGCGCGGTGCGGATGGCGGCATCAATGGCGGCGGTAAACTGGCTGACAGCGGTAGCCGAGATTTCTGAAATTAGGTTTTCCATGCCCCTAAGGTAGTTACAATCAACTCACAATGAAATACCTGTTTTGCCTCCTCCTCCTCCCCGCCCTGGCGATGGCCCAAACCCCGCCCCTTGCCGGGACGGTTGACCCGGTGCCGTCGGGCCGCACGTACACGGCAACGGTCACCATGCCCAATGCGTACCCGGATAGCCTGACGGTAACGGTCAGCATCCACAAGTCACCAACCGACTACACGGCCCTCAAAACCGGCCCTGCCGTGCGGGTTGGGGTCAGGAAGTATTTCTACTCCCTGCCCGATTCTCAGAACACCCTACCCGCCCCGGCCACGTATTACGTGCGGGTGGGGGCCTTGCTTCCGGGCGGGGCGAAGACGGTTTTAGCCTACTACCTGCCTGTTTTCAAGGATACGCCGTAAAACAAGATGCCCCACGCGCGGGCCGTGGGGCATCTTGGACAGTAGGTCTCGAAAAGGCCACTCCGCGTAGGTTGGCAAGACGGACGGTTACATGGCTTTGAAAGGTTGCGTGAAGACAACGAGCGTTCCTTCGTTCCGGGGCCTAAACTAATGACAATCAACTCAAAAAACAACGTGAAGCGCTTCTTTTTTTTGCTGGGCTTTGTGCCGCTTTTCGCCGAGGCCCAAACCCAAATCACCTTCCCCGCCCCCCGCACGGACACCTTGCGCACGCCGGGGCCTCAGCAGGTGACGCTGACCTTCATGGCCCGGATTCCTGACACGGTGCGGGTGCGATCGTTTCCGGTTGTTGTTGTCAATGACCAACCCGCAAGTCAGGCGGTTTCGGCTCACTCAGCGCGGGCAGACAACCCGCACGGGGTCACGAAAGCCCAACTTGGGCTTGGAAGCGTGGACAACACATCGGACGCGGCCAAGCCGGTTTCGACCGCTACACAAGCGGCCCTGAACCTGAAAGCAGACGCTACGGCGGTTTCATCGCACACGGCCAACACGTCCAACCCGCACGGGGTGACCGCCGCGCAGGTCGGGGCGTACACCGCCGGGCAAACAGACGGGTTGCTTGCGCCCAAACTGCGGTTCTTGTCCTCGGCTTCCGACTTCACTACGGCCTCCGAAAGCCGGGTGCAATGGGACGGGTCGGTGTGGGAGCGGCGGACGGGCACGGCCCCCACGGCGGGGCTGAACGTGCTTTTCCGGGCCGGACCAACGGGGACGTATTTCGAGCGGAAAACCGACGTGCTTACGCCCCAAATGGCGGGAGCGACCGGCGACGGGGTATCTGACGACACGCAGGCGTTCCAGGCAATGCTGGACACCTACAAATCGAGCGGCAAAATTCTGAGCCTGTATGTTCCGCCCGGCACCTACCGAATTACCTACACGCTGACCTACCAGACCAACGGTTACGACCGGGGCTTGCGTCTGACCGGGGCGGGGCGGGAGAAGGCGGTGTTGCTGTTTGCCTTCGCTGACGGGACGCCCCTATTAAGGCTTGACGGAGCATCGCTGACTCCCTACCAGTTTCAGATGATGAGCCATATTGAGGGCATTCACATCAAGCGGGCGCAGGCGTATGGCTACGGCACCCAGGGAGCGGCAATTGAAACGGTAGGGCTGTGGTACGCAACGTTCCGGCAACTGACCATCAAGGACGTACACGGCCACGGCATTGCTTCACTCTGGCGACCGGACATCCTCGTAGCGGGCGTTCAAAACACCGACTCGTACCAGTCAATTATTCGCATCGAAGAATCCGAAATCACGTTTTGCGACGGCGTTGGCGTGTTGGGGCAGAACTCCTATGGCTGTCGGCTTTCGATTGAGCGCAGCCGAATCGGGGTCTGCGCGTCGGGTGGCATCGTGACCGGGGCGCACTTCACGCGCATCATCGACAACTCAATCTTCGGAAATGGGCGCAACCCCATGAGTGGGTTTCTGGGGGCGGGCGTTCATATCCAGCGGCAGGCAACCAGTAGCGACGCGGGCGGCAACATCACGGGGTATGCGACCAGCATGAACCACGTGATTCAGCAGAACGAGTTCGATTCCAACGCGGATTCTCACGTCTGCCTGGAAGGCTCGGTCGGCACGTCAATGGACGCGAATCGGTTCATTCACTGGACCTACGCGGCGGGGTGGGCAACGGGCGGTTCGGCAGGAATGTACCCAAGCGTTGCGATTAGGATGCGCAACACCATCACCGGGGCGGCCAATACGAACATGACCCTTACGGGCAATCACCTCCGTGTGACGCAGAACAGCGGGACGAACTCCGTAGCCCTTTCTTCGTGTTCGGTCGTATGGGTGGACATGAACAGCAACATTTCCAACAGCAACCTGCTCCACCGAAACAACCGTACCGAGAACACGTCGTCGCTTTCCTCCTACCAGTACATCGCCGCCATTTCGCCAAGCGTGTACTCGACCATCATCAGCGACCCGGTGACGCTTCCCATCGGGCAGTGGACAAACCTACTGCTGCAATCGAACACGTTCAGTTCAGCCAGTTGGGGGAAAATCCGGGCTGCGGTGGCATCGGGCGAAACGCTCTACGACGGCAGCGCAAACGGCTGGAAAATCACCGAGGACAACGCCACAGGAACGCACGGCATTACGGGTGCGAACATCGCCTACCAGCCGAACACGAAATACTATTTCTGGGTCACGCTGAAGGCGGGGACAGGCCGGACGTGGGCTTTTATCAACACCGGGGGCATTGGTGCTAACTGGCAGGCGGGCGTGGTGCCGTTCGCGTTCGTGAACCTTTCGACCGGGGCAGCGGGCAACACACAGGGCTTGTCGGCCACACCCTACATCGTTAACCTCGGCAGCGGCTGGTATCGCGTCCGGCTGGAGGCGATTACAAGCTGGACACCCGCAACCGGAGCGCCGGGTATTTATGCGGCCTCGGCCAACGGCACCAACTCCTACTCGGGGGACGGGGCAAGTTTCATCCGTGTGGCCGAAGCGCAGGTTTCTTTGCTCCCCGGCCCCTACGTGGCAACCACCACGGCGGCGGTTAGTCAGGTAGCGGGGGTGCAGGCGCGGGGCTACACGCCCGCCAGCGCGACGGATGCCGCCGTAGCGGAAAAGGAAATCGTTGTCGGCTCAACCGGAATCCCCTACATCAAACTAAACGGCACGATAGTCCGGCTTTCAACGGCCGCGTTTTAACTCCTCCCTGAAACCTCCCACCCATGAAACCAACCCTATTGGAACGCCTGTTCCTGAACCTGAAAACCACCCTCAGCGGCCTGGCCTTGATTGCCGGGGCGCTCTACGCGGCGCAGACCGACCGGATTGCCGCCGCCGACAAAGCAACGCTCGTGGTCATCCTGGCCGGGGCCGGGGTGGTGTTGCTTGGGGCCAAAGACCCCCGCCGACGGAAGCCCGCTAAACACCCCTGACGGATGGAACTCTTGCTACTGAGGGACACCCTCACCGACGAATCAACCCTCGGAACGCTGAGCGTGAACGGCAAACTCTTTTCGCAGACGCTTGAAGACCTCGACCGGGGTCTTGTCTCCGACAACCCCCTGACCTGGGGCCGGAAAGTCAAGCACCAAACCGCCATCCCGACCGGGCGCTACGAAGTCATTATGAACTGGTCGAATGCCTTTGGGCGGCGGTTGCCGCTGCTGCTGAGGGTTCCGGCATTCGAGGGCATTCGCTTTCACCGGGGGAACACCGCCGCTTCGTCGTCTGGCTGCATTTTGGTGGGTCGCACCCGAAAAAAGAACTTCGTCGGGGTGAGTGCCGAAACCGAAAAGCAGTTGGTGGCACTCTTGGATCACGCCTCGCGGCGGGGGAAGATTTTCGTGACCGTGGGGTACGCTGAAACGGTGGAAGATTCGCGGTCGGTGAAGTATCCGACAAATAACACGGTTCAACTAAATGGTGTACGAAGTTGAATTAATCAAAGCTCCGCAAGAACGGGAGGTTGAGGGGCTGATCGCGGTCTTGACCGGACTGCCACTATGCGAAGTTATTGCGGCTTCGAAAGTGAAGCCCGGCGCGGGGTGGTATGGGCGGGAAATGCGTGATTTGGTGCATTCGTTGGGATTCAATTGCTCTCCGCGCTTCCTCCCGTTTGACCCCAACACGCCCTATCCGGCATTAATGCGGTATGTTTTCAAAAAAGAAAATCGCGGCACTGGTTGGGATGTACTGGCCTACAACGACAGGAAGGTGTACCTGCCGGTGCAAGAGTGGGTTATGGAGCTTGAAAATTTCAAAACCTGTAACCGGAACCTGAAAATTACAAGCATGATGCAGGTATGGATATGAAAAAACCCCGCCGCCGTGGGCCAAGTGGAACGAAGCCGTCGGGCGTGCGGGGATGAAGGCGCGCGTTGCCGGGACAATGTACCCCTTTCGGGTCGTTAGCCGGAGCCGCATTCGTGAACCGAAAGTTAAACAAAATTCCCATGACCCCCAAAACCAAAACCATCCTCGGCTGGGCCTCGGCCTTCGCGCTCCTGGCCCTTCTCGTCCTGGGCGTGCGGGCGTGTTTTTCTGCCCGTGAATCCGCGATTGACCCCGCCGCTGAATCCGTACACCAAACCCGAAAACAAAATGAAAAAGACGCGAAATTTTACGCTGACAGCCTTGCTCGCGCTGGCAAGCTGGATTCCCTCTACCGCGCAATCCGCGCCCGCCGCCGAACTACAGGACTGTAAGCGCCTGACCGTTGAACTCGATCATGAACTCGCCCGCGCCTACAACCAACTCACCGACTCGACCCGTGCCCTGCGGGGGATGCGGGAAGCCCTGCCCTCACTCGAAAAAGAAGCCGAACGAAGGGGCTGGAAGCGCGGAACGGGAGACGCCTGGGGCGTTGCCCTCCCTGTCGGGGGTGGTGCCGCTGTAGGGTCTTTTTTCGGGCCGGTCGGGGCGCTGATTGGTGGTGGTGTGGGGGCGGCTTACGGGGGGATTCGGGCGCTGGTCAGGAAGTGGAGTGGAAGCGGGGGTAGGGATTTTCCGAAGTAGGCGACCAATAACCGTGCATTGCTCGCCGCCCTCAAACTCGACAAGCATCGTCCCGTTTTTGCCCCGGATGCACTTGCCGTCAGGTCGCCGAACCGCTCGACAAACCGCACCCTTCAGGGCTGGTTCAGTCAGGCGGTCGCCGGAGTAGCGGTAAAAAGGAAATGGTTGGCTCATGGCAGGGGTTCAAAATCGGGTTCCTGAGTGGGGTTGGGGCGGTGATTCTGGCGGCGGTGGCGCTTTAGGTTGATTGCTGTTCAAAGTAGAACACAACCGGCTTTAGTTCCTCCTGAATCAGCCCGTAGCGTTTGGCAACCTTGTATTGGACTGAATCCCGGTTCAACGAAACAATGAAGCCGGAAATAAGTCTACGAAATTCCTCAAGGCTCATGCTGTGTTTATTGATGTTGCACGAGGCGCAAGTGGGCATTTGATTCTCAATGGTAAGCCGCTCGGGGTGTAGGCAAGTGCCGTCGCACACCCACTTTCGCCGGGTTCGGTCGTAGGTTTTGTTTCGCCGGACGGGTAAGAGTTCGTCAACGTGCCAACCCCTTTCGAGTGGCGTTCCGCAGTAGGCGCAACGACCGCCGAATTTATTGAAAATTAGTTCGCGTTGTTTCTTGTTCATGCCCATAAGCTACTGAAAATAAATGAAGTAACCAAGCAAGTTCCCAACAACCTACCCACCTTTTGACCCATGAAAGAAGCCCTCGATGCCATCGGCACGGTACACCCGGCCTTAAAATGGCTTTCCGCCCCCCTGTCGGTTGCCCTATTGTCGGCGGCATGGGCGCGGCGCGAACGCCTGAAAGCCTGGTGCTTTGCCCGGTGGCAGAACCGCACCGGGGCGCGGCTGGAACGCCTTACCGAACTCGTTGAGCGCGTGGTGAAGGAAGTCACGCCCAACGGGGGTGGGAGCCTGAAAGATGCCGTCGTCCGCAACGAAGCCAAAACCGATGCCCTCGCCGCCCGCGTGGAAGCCTTGTCAGTGAACCTCCGGGCCACGAACGAGCTCAGTGACCGGCCCTGGTTCGTCTTGGACGGGGCCGGGGAACTTACCGATTGCAACGACGCGTACTTGGACCTGGTGGGCCTTGCCAAGCCCGACGTGTTGGGCCTGGGCTGGACTTCTGCCCTCGACACCCGCGAAATGGGCCTGATGCTGGAAAAGTGGCACCAAGCCTTGCGGTCACGTTCCACCCAGCGCCATTCCGACCGCTTCGGGGTGCTCAACCGCCGGGGCGGCAGGCGGCACGAAGTGGAATCGGAGGTGCTGATTTTTAGGGACGGCACCGGGGGCGTGACTTCCTGCTTTGGCACCACGCGGGTGCTGAGAACCGAAGCCCTGCCGAGTGCGGGGGCGGCGGGGAATTGGGGGTAGGGCATGGCTCAGGAAGTTGCCGGTTCCACTTCCCTCAACCCCAACCGTTCGATGAGTTGGGTTTCGACCCACCCGCGGGCTTCGTCGTCGGTGTCGAAATATTCCCGTTCGTACTTGATGCCGGTAGCCGTAAAGTCCCGGACCCGCGCCAAGTACGGCTTTCTGCCTGACTCCATTATGCCCCCGGCTGGTGTTTCGCCCCAGGGGGCAACCAGGATAGCGTCGTCGTAATAATCCCACACAATCCGCACCGTGGCGGCAAATTCTTTGGCTTCCATTGGCGTATGTCAGGATTCGGTTTTGAAGGCGTTGGGGTTGTAGGGGTTAATCTGCGCCGCACACGCAATCAGCAACGTGCTTAACACCGTCATTCGTGAAAATCCACGCACCGCACCTACAATCTCCAGCAATTACGGCGTTTTCGTATTCCTCATTTTCCTCCTCCCAGTCAAGGGTATCGTCGTCGTATTCGTCAAGATCGGGGTCTTTGGAGGATAGATGGATTAGAATTTGCTTCTCTTGCTCCATTCCCTCCCGCCGCCCCTCCTCCCGCGCGGCTTTAATGGCTTCGTCGTCGCTTCCAACAGAATGGGCAAGCCATCCCTGTTCCCGCATCTCCTCAGCATAGGCGCGGATTTCGGCGGCGAGGCTTTTCCGGCTTTGTTCCCATTGCTCGTGCCGCATCATAACGCCGCCCTGTTTTGCTGGGATGGGAAAAAATTTTAAGGCGATTTCTTCGGGGGTTTTCATTTCGCGTTCAGGGTTTCGGTTTCATACACAGCAAGCCCCGCGCTATGCAAGGTCTGCCCGTTCAGGTGGTGACTCGGAATGTCAATTCCGATGGAGCGGAGGTAGTCGGTGATTTGGTGGGTGTTGTGGTGTGCGGTTGACGAGCCGGAACCGTAGGCGATAATGGAGGCAAATTCATCGAAAAACAAGCTCAATTGCTCCACTCTCAAGGCCGAAGCCTTAACGGTGATGTAGTCCCGCGTTCGTTCGACAAGCCAGGGCTTGGCCTGCTTCCGGTCGGTTGCCAACCGCGCCACCTCCCGCGCTTCGTCGTCGGTGAGGCTCGAAAGCACCCGCGCCTTCAGTTGAACCCCAAGCGCACCGGAGGCGATGTATTCAAACAAAACCCACGTGAGGTATTCGGTATCGCCAACGGCAAAATCCCGAAAAAACGGCGTTGTACCCATGTGCGTTATTTTGACTCGTTGCCCCAAATACGGAGCAAGGGCGGCGGCGATTTGGGTAGGGGTGTGGTTCATGGTTGCTGTTCGGTTTTAAGCCTTTTGGCTATCGATGGGCGGAAGTTTTCGCCGGTAGGTTTCTTTGCCTGTACCCTCACAAGCCCCGCATTTCGGGCTTTGGAAGCTGTCGTAGCGCCCCGAGCCATTGCAGGCCGTGCACGGGCGCAATCCGTAGCCGTAGACGTGCCGGAAATACCATTCCGTGCGGTGTTGTTTGCGTTCGTGGAACGTCATTTCTGGTTTATGTTTCAGTTACAAGTTCATCCGCCAGCCCCGCCTCAATCAGCGACGGGTGCCATGTGCCGTTTTCATCGAAGCCCCCGCAGTCGAAGCCACGGGCGCGGAGCCAATCCACATAGGGGGTTTGGGTTCTGATGGTATTCAGATTTGCGAGAAACACCCCCTGAAGCGCGTCATCGTGCCAAGATGCAAGCGTCGGCACAGTGTGTTTGAAAAGTTCAACAATTTCGGTCGCTGTCAGGCATTCGGCCCCCACCCGCCGAAGCTGGAGGCGGATTGACGAGTGAGCGAAGTAGCCAAAGGGAGCAGAACCAACCGCACGGCACCCGTTCAAGGAAATTTCGACAAGTTGGGCTGGGTAAAGGGATGCGATTACCCGACTCCCAATATACGCCCCCAGCGTCTGCGGGGCCAGGGCCGGGAGGGGTTGCGGGGTGGGGTGTTGTTGGGTGTTCATTTCGTTTCGGGGGTATCGGGCCTTTGCTCTAACTCATTCAGGGAATCAGAAAAATCCCGCAATACCTCCATTCGCTCGCAAACGTGGGTGAGGGTCGCGAGGGCGGTTTTGAGCGTTTTGAGCGAAGCCGTTACCCGGCTGTCGGTAATCGTGACGGCGGATTTCAAGGCCCCGTTTTCGAGGTTGTAGGCGCGGTTTTCTTCCGTGTGAATGAACACCAGTTCCGCCATTGGCAGATGTTCTTCGGTTGCCTGAAGCATCAGGTTGAACCGGATTTCGAGTAGTTCTTTCATTTCCGTACAATTTGATGCGTTTCAATATCCAATCCTTTGGCCTTCGCGTCGGCGAAGCAATCCGGGTAGGTGCGAAACCCCAGCCCCTCGCTGGTATCAACCACCAGCCCCGACGGGGACTTTCGCACCCATTGCCAGAGGCCGCGCTTCTGCTGGAAATAAAATACGTCGCGGTCGGAGGGTTGTGCTTTCATTTCTTCTTCTCTTTAGTTTTAGTTTCCCCCTTCCTCTCCTTCCACCCCGCAACCGCCTTAAGCACCCCGGCCAATTTGGGGTACTGCGCCCGCTCGAATTGCTCGGCGATGCGGCGGAGGTCGGCGGGGGTGGGGTTGGTCATGGGTTAGATTCGTCTTTAAGTGCCTTTTCGCTTGTACGGATTGCCTTCAGGAAGACTTCTATTTCAGCGTCACGGCGCTCTTTTCGCTGAACCTCTATAATCGCCTGTTCAAGCGTTGGCGTAAAGCTGATGTCGAAATACCCGCCCCCGCCGCTTTCGATTGTGTAGCACGTCCTGCCGTGGGGTTCGTGTCCAATGTGGCTAAAGGCGGGGTGCCCTTCTTCGGGTGAGCCAATTGCTTTTCGGATGTCGCCCAATAGGACTTCGTGCGGGCTAACCCTGGCCTCGAACGGAACAGCGATAAGATCAAAATCCCTGACAACTGAACCGTGAACGCATAAGGCGTACCCGTGCCGGTTGGCTAATTCCTGTAGGATTCCGAAATAGGCAACATACATGGCAGGCATCCACCGTTTACCGTGATGGTGCTTTTCGTTACGCAAATTGGGTGCAGGAAACACCTCAATATTTGGGTTGCTGGCCATCGATTCAATCAGATTAAAGCCTCCGAAATTCCTCCACCCGTGCGCCGGGGCTTTGGGAGAGGGCTTGGTTTTGGGTTTGGGCGCACGGGTTACTTATTCTCCAGCCTCTTGCGCTGTGCCATAATTTCGTCAAGCATTTCCTGACTTCCCTCACAGGCTGGGTTTGCCAGGCAACGAATCACAAAATGGGCGATTCCGCATTCACGCGGCCAATGGAATATAACCCACTCGTTCTCTTCCCATGCCTTGAAGCCGGTCGGACCTTCGATAATGCGGTCAATCCAGCTTAAGAGCGGGTTGGCTTCAATTTCTTCTTTTTTCATGGTTGCGTTCTGTTTGGGTTTTCACTCCTCCCGCCCCAACCGCCCCAGTTCATCACCGCGCCGGGGCCAAAGGTTGGGGGCATTTATTTCTCCCGCCCCAACCTCCGGCTTAGTTCGTCGTCCGGGTGCGGGCGCTGTCCGGCCGGGCGGGGTGGTTGGCAGTTGCGCAGGTCGGAAAGCAGGGTTTCCAGTTCCTCCGTGGCGTAGGCCGCGTTCAGCCGGGCCGTGAAGTGGGCCTTCTGAACCTCATCCACGGTGCTGCGGTGGATGAGGTCTTCGGCCTGGGCGTAGAGGTTGGGCGGGGTCACTCCTCCGGCTGGGCAACGGGTTCGGGCAAATAGTGCGGCTCCTGGTGCGCCAGGGCGTTGAAAAATCCCTTCGACACGGCCTTGTATTCGGCGGTTGGGGTCAGGGTGTCGGCCCGGAAAATGCGGTGATCGCGCACGAACTCACGTTGGACTTTCACCTTTTCGGGATCGGCGGGCGTGTAGCTGAACTTGGTGATGTAGTAGATGCCCTTCGGGGTGATTTTCGTGTTTTCCCGCTTTTCGCTTTCCACGGTCAGCACTACGTCTGACAAGCTGTATTCCTCGTAAAACAGCGGCTCAATCAACCCAAACAGCACGTCCACCGACGTGTTGTTGAACATGATGACCGACACGCAGTTTTTGTCGTCAATGAAAAAGATTTCCGCCCACTGCTCCTTGCGGCCCCGCTCGAAAAGGTTTTCCACGAAAATCCGCCAGGCAATCGGTTGAAAGGAAATTTTGCTTCCGATGTCGGTGGTGCCGTTGAGGTTGAAGCGGCCCGTCTGTCCGTTGAAGCGGTACTGCTTCGGGTGGCCTTCGAGGTACTTGAATTTGGAAACAATGGCGACCTCGCCGGTTTCTTCGTCGTGCTTCTCGACCTGGTACGACTTCATCTGTGCGGCGACGGCTGCCGAAACGGATTGTTCTTTCGCGTTCATGTTGAAATTGAGGTTTTGGTTTTGAAAAGTCTTACTGGTTTTTGCCCTCCATTCGGTCGGCGGCTTCCATCAATGCGGCGGCGAATGTGTCGGGCGACGGATAGTCATTCCGACTTGGTGAATTGGAGGTAGTTTTGCTTGATTTCTTTTAGGGTTTTGCTCAAAATCCGCGCGCTCAGTTCACGCTTTTTAGTTTCAAGATTCCTGATTTCGACATCAAGCTTGCTTATTTCGGCCCGTACTGGATCGTTGTCTGGGTTTCGTACAATCCAATTTCGTTCGTCATATTCGGACACCTGTTCGCGGGTGCCCTTGCTGGTTTCCGCTACGAACCGGCCGTCTTTGCGAATTCCCACGATACGCCGGATTTCGTTGGGATAGTACGAATCAATTGTCCGCTCGATGTGAAAAGCCGGGAACGTCAGGTTGTTTTTGAAATAGTCGTCAATGGCTTTTTTGATGGAAGTAAATGACGATTTTTTTACCCCGGTGTCGGCGACGGCCGCAAGGAAAGATTCCTGCTCGGTATCGAACTCGATCTCAATGCCCCGGTAATTTTCAATAGTTACGCGCATGGTTTGTGCTTGTTTTTACCCCCGAATCCCCGCCCCCGGAACCCAGGGACGCGGACGTTTAATCCCTCTCAAATTTTCTACGAAAAAACGCTCCCCTTGCGGAGATTCGGGGGTGGGGTGTTAGTCGAAGATTCCAAGCGATTGCTTGATGATTTCGTCGCCCAAAATGGCGCGGGCGCGTTCGGCGAGGGAGTGTGTTTTGAAACACGCCGATCCGGCCCAATAGTCTGGTGTATACATTCCGATGTCAAGCCGTTGCGGAACGCTATGCCATGCCCAATAGAACGCCCGTTCATGGCCCCGTTCCCACCCCTCATTCAGATAGTGCGCAACAACCTCCAGTTTGATGCGGGCGGAGGCTTGCTTGGCGGCGCGTTCGGTGGGGTATTGGTTGGGGTATGTGATAACGTTCCTCTGAACTTTACCGGCTGGGTCAATTAAATAGTGCGCGCCCGTATCGGTTAGAATGCGATCAAAGTCTAACCCCGCCTCCGGTTGTTGAACTTTGGCATACTCCACCCCGTCAATTTTGACGGTGGTTTCGTTAATGATTTCAAGGGTTTTCATGGCGTGTCTTTGATTTGAGTTCGTTGCAATTCGCGGGCAAACTGAATGATTTTACTCCCCGCGTTCAGGGCCTCTTGCGGGGTCAGGACGATACTGGTTTGGCTCATCCCGTCGTGGCAACTGACCCGCACTTGCCCGCTCGTGGTTTTGGTGATGCGGAGTTTCATGGTCAGATTCCGTACAATTCCAGATTCCGCGTCGCCTCGGCTTCCTCCAGCGCCGCCCGGCTTTCCTCCTGCCGCCGGGCCTCCAATTCGGTTTCGGCAACGCGGGGGTGTTCCAGTTGGCGCAGGGGGCCAAGCACCTCATCGGCGGTGCGGCCTTCGGTGGGGGTGGGCTGGGTGCCGTACAGCTCGATTGCCCGGCGAATGCTGCCGACAACCGATTCGAGTTGGCCGGCCAAAGCGCCCTTGCAGGCCACGTAGTCAACCCGCCCGTCCGGGCCGGTGAACTTTTCGGTAATCAGTTCGGGGGTGCCGATTTCCTCGTAGATTTCAAGGGTCTTTTCGAGGTAGTGGGCAATGGGATGCTTTGCCAT